TGGATGTCCTGGCGTAGATAGGATTATGTGTGAGATCTACGGTATTATTTAGTCAGATCTGCAATCAATCATTGCATATAAGACATGTGCAGATACGAATCCACTACCATATGCCCATATAATTGTCTCTCCATTACTTTTTACTTGTTCAGCAGATACATTAATTGCATTAGGGATTGCAGTGCCGCTTAGGTACATCAAAGAAACAATTGGAACTGTACCAGCAAATCGCTTGCCAACGTTAATCTTGGCATACATCCAGTTTGTGTCAAAATATTGCAATAACACTTTTTTGCGGTACGTTTTATTTGCAATATTTTCATCTAATTCAGCAACCGCCAACGCTCCGGCAACCATTCCTGGCTGAGTGTTAGCTGATATATCATCCAAAGAATCAATTATTTTAGCCTGGTCAACGCTTTCATTAACCGCTTGATTTGTAGCATTTAGCTGTGCTGCACCATAATTGTTGCCCACTTGAGTATACTCAGTTGCATCTTCAAGTGATATCGTTCCGTCATCGTTTTGAATAAGATTGTAACGCCTTTTTTTGCCCATCGATGTTGCCAGAACATCATCTTTATAATTTGTTGGCAACGTTTGTTTTGCCATTAAATACGCACCTCCCTAAATCTTCCAAGAACAAACGGTATCTTTCTGAGTCCAGCTTCTTGTGCCATTAACATGTTATATATATCAAGACAGGCGGACTCTATACGATTTAATTCATCATATTTGATAAACATCCCATTTGGATAAAACGTCTGTGAATAACCATAATCTTTCCCATAAGAAGCCTTTGCTATTGCATCAAGATTCTTCTCAAAAAGATTAAATACATTTACATCCCAATAGCTCAAATAAGATGTGATATCTTCTCCCATATCTCCTATATCTACAGGTTTAACAATCTGTTCTGTTTTTTCATGCAAATAATTAAGATTATTTTTTATTCTATTGTAATCAGAATAGTTAAATCTATCATTTTTTGTCCAATCGGTTTTTGGATTAATCCAAGCCATTTATATCACCACCGCCCTTGATTTTATCTTTCCAGACCATGATCCTCTAAATGATATGCTATTTTCATAGGCACGAATCATCTGCTCTCTACCATCTTTTAATTCAAAATAAAACAGGTCGTTCGCATCTGTTCTTGGGTCGCCACGCCACTTAAATTCATATTCAACACGTCCAAGATAGTACTCCGCAAGCCATTCTTCCAAATCTCGTGCCTGTGGAATCGTACTTATAAGCGGATTGTTCCATTCCATATCTGTTCCGTTTTTATTATGATTAACACTGTATGGATTTTCTTCTACGGAATACTCTCTTCCAGTCACTTTCAATTTTACCGTTACGTCTTTAGTGACACCACTAAAAGATATTACTGCATAATAATTACTGCTCTCTGTAATTGTTGCTTTTATTGTTTGATTTTCCTCAACAGTAGCAGACAATCCGTAAGATGCGTCATTGAAATATACTATATGAGTGGTATTTCCAACACTCAACTCAACATCCTCTTGTGCCAAATCCTTTTCTTCTGTAGATTCGGAATATATATTTCTGATAATTGAAATAGACTTTAGCTTATCTTGTCTGGTTGCAGTCGGAGACTCTAACAAGAAATCTCTTTTCAAATGATAATTAGTAACATCTCCAACCTTAATATTGTCAATGAACACTCGACTGTTTGGATATCCTTTGAAAAACTCAATTTCCATCTTGTCAAACATTTCAAATCGTCTCTGAGTCTCAAAATGAACACCTGTCGGTTTTTCTGTAATCTGTTCTACTTTTACTCCGTTATAATACGTTGTAACCTTAAACTCTTGTGGGATCACACTTCTAAAATCTATTTTTAGTCCATATGCTACAAATCCAGATTCCAAATCAATGGTAATAACCGGGTTTTCTTCAAAATCTCCGTTTTCATCAGCACACTGATTGCTGACATATCCGGTATTATCTGCATACTCCTGTTTATCTTCTGGCATAAACAATACGCTACCGTCAAGCACTGAAAAATCATTACTTGTTACCGCATACGCCGTTTTTTTGCTATCAATCAACACATTTGATATTTTGCTATATACCGTCTCTCCATTGGATGTAGCAGTCATATCCGGTATGAACGATGCTTGTAAATGTATTCTTCCATCTCTGTCATCATACAACGCACATCTTCCTGCATTTGCTATAATCTGTAACGCTTCTGAATGCTTAACTGCTGGCATCGGATTATACACCATAATATTCTTCAGATACCCGTCAATATAATACTGGTCACTGCTATATCCAGCATCGCTAAATACATCCACTGCAAGGTCATACAACGAAATTCCGTCTTGTCGGTAAAGTCCTCTATAATAGATACCCTCCATATTATCAAACAGATCAGTGCAAATAAATTGTACTTGCGTATCACTTGCACTCCAACTTTTTAGATAAGTCAACATTTCTGGCAACCATTCAATATCACCATTACCAGTAACATCATACCCGAACGATATTTTCACTTCCTGGCCAAGTTCCAAATATCCAATAGCACTTGATTCGTTATCTACATCATAGTATGAATTTTGGTTATCAAGGATAATTTCAACATCTTTACTTGGCAATGTTTCTGCTGTCGAAGACACAAACTCATTAATTGAGCAAGAGATTAATTCATCATTTCCAAATGAATCCACAACTCCAAATTCAATCTTATAAATTCTTAGTCTTCCTTGACCATTTACCATTTTCTTAGGCTGTATCACAATATATGATGTATCGTCAAATACGTCTTCTGTTACAAACAATTTATTGTCATTCGTATAATCATAACTTACTTTTCCGTTTGTTATCGTAAGCTCTGACGGATAACAAACACCAAAATTAATTGTCATTCCTTTAATATCCAGAGAATCATATTCTCCAAACGATATTCGAATAGCACCAAGCAAATCTTCCGTGACCATTCCGTTGTTATAAAATGTAAGTCCCGAATCTTCTTTTGGTAAAAAATACATGGATCCGTCCAATTTTGAAAAATCCTGTTCTGTGGTAGCATATAACTGGCTTACCGAATAAGACGTAAATGGTTTTTTTGTATTTGAAAAATACGTAAAATTATTGTTTTTATCATTTGCCACAGCGTTATTTTGCGCTTCTGAGTTGATAATTCCTATCGAGCCTTTAATATATCCCCTATTACGAAAAGGTTCGCTCATTGACTCAATATAAGCGTCACTCACTGCCTGCATACCATCACCGCCCAGTATCTATGAGATTGAATTTCAAAGTTTCATCCTGTAACACCATATGTGTCAATTTATCTACAAATAGAGGGCTTCCGCTTCTATCTCCTGGATACATGATAATTGTAATTGGATGCCCTGGCTTCTTCATATCTTCAAATGTAACCGGCACATAAAATGGTTCGATTGCTTTCAGCATCATTTCTCTTTGCTTTGGAGTAAGTCCAACCCATTCCATATTGTCTAATTTATATAAATCTCTTCCTACTCTATCTCCGATAACTGCATTGTTAGCATTTCTTCCGGCATTTACAGTAGTAGAAATTGTCCACGAAAGTCCTCGTCTTGGAGGCGGAAAATCATATCCATTCACATTTAAAAAAGATGATAATGCCATGTCTGTACCTCCTAAAAAAAGAGAGATGGTTTTGACGCCATCCCTCTAAGTAAATGCATATCCATTTCTAGCCTTTCTGGAATCGTACACACGTACAATCTCACGACCATCTATAGATATTGTCTTTCCCTCTCTAACTGCTGTTAGAATCTCTTCAAGCACAGATACTTCTCTTGTATCTTGTGCATGTGCTCTCATATAGCCATTATATACCGCTTTCTCAATTCCTGATTCAATCTGATAATTATTAACAACAGCATTTCTTCCATTAAACTGTCCGACAAGTTCCTTTCTGTTTGCCATAAACAATCCATCTTCCGGAAATCCACCAACAGAATATTTCGGTAAATCAGACAATGAAATTGCACCGATACCAGTTTTATATCCGATATATCCCCTCTTAGTCCAACCGTTATACAGACTTCCGTACCTAGATACAGTATAGCGAATAGCGGCAATCATATTGGACAACGGATCGTAAATGTTAGTATTATACGGTGCTAAAGCATATGCCCTAAATGTAGGGTCGATAACCTGCATCAATCCTTTTGACGGAGTTCCGTTTTTTGCGTTTATATCCCAGTTGTTTATAGCATTTGGGTTACCACCAGACTCATGTTTCATCTGATTAAGTAATGCATTAATATTTGCATCACTTAATTGATTGGTTATCCTTAATGCCTGTGTAGCAACAGCTCTCCATTGCTCAACACCACCTGATGGTGAATAAGTTACTTTCGGAACGAATGCATCCAGTTTTCCCTTGATGTAGTCCTTAATGGAATTGAATGTAGTTTTTACTACGCCACCAGCAATATCAGATATCGGATGCACAAAATTTGATATATCAACAAATTTATTAAGTGCTATCTGCAATAATTTATCTGGATGGGAAATATAATCAGCAATACCGCCCACAATGTCCTTTGCAGACTCCCACGCATTGTTAAAGAATTGTCCGATACCACCAGCAAAACGAGGAACGCCAACACTTTGCATCAACGCTTTAGTCTGGTCTGCCGGCATAATTTTTGTTCCCTTTTCCATTGGAAGAACTACGTTTCTTCCTTTTGGAATAAACGGTTCTCCATTTTTTGGAACAATCATTTCCTTGTAAGTGTTTCCAGGTTGGTCATTAACCATACCAACAGTATCTTGCGGAAGTCCATCCGCACCACTAGCAAATCTAGGAACGCTCCACTTGTCTAGCCTTGTCTTTGACCCAACTTTTGAAAGCACCCAGTTCACACCGCTAATAATTCCATTTACTGCATTTCCAATCGGAGAAATTATATCATTTGCGACACCAGCAAAGAATTTTCCAATTCCTTTCCAAATTTGTTTTACAGAATCGTATGCAGTTTGAAATGCATCAGAAAACCATTTTTTTACACTTTTGAATGGCGCTTTAATCTGATTCCATTTTTCAGAAGCCCATGTGCCGACAAATGCCCACGCGTTTTTTGTTTCATCATACGCGTCACTAAACACTTCTCCAAACCAAGACGGGACGCGGGAAAAATAATTTTTAATTCCTTCCCATTTTTCTCCAAAATACAACGGTGCCGAAGCAAATGTAGTTTTAATGTTATCCCATGCTTCACTAGCTCCCGAAGAAATATCTAAATATTTTTCGTGTATTCCAGAGCTTATATTTTCCCATACTTTAACGCAATCACCTTTAAACTGATCTAATTGTGTGCTCATATTACCGAGAGAATCTTGAAGCCACGTATCAGCATCTTTGAACGAATCTGCAAGCCCTCCAATTACAGCATCGATAAGAGTAAACCGGAATTCCATTTCTGTAGTGGCAAGGGACTCTACCAACGCTACAAAAAATCCTCCCAAATTCCAAGTAAGACTTTTCCAATCCACGCCGCTCACAAAGTCAACCAGTTTTTGTGCAACAGTTTTACCGAAATGATTATCTTTCATATCCTTACAAGCTGCTGTTGCACCTTTCAAGATACCTATTGCAAGATTGCTAAATGTTTTGCCTGTTAATTTTGCATCCCAGTTCTCAAAAAATCCTCTAATGCTAGACATTAACGATTCTCCGAGCCCAGACCAATTAAATGAAACCGCAAATGCATTAACCGCATGTAAGGCTGTATTCAAAGAATTAGCAATAGACTGTCCAACATCATAAAACAGTCTTGGTGTGATTAGACCATTCAGAAAATCAGCTAATCCACTTCCAAAGTTTTCAGCTTTTTTGTAAATAGCGTTCCAGTCTATTCCCTCAAGCGTATCAGACAATGCATTTGAAATATAATTACCTAGCTGATACAAAGTCTTAATATCGCTTTCATATGGCTTCAGTTCCTTCTTCTCGATGCTAAGTCCTGTGTTTCCCCCGCTACCAGCTCCACTTCCGCTTCCAGAACTGCCGCCAGAACCACCGCTTCCACCAGAACCAGAACCGCTGTCTGTATCTGGCTCATTCAAATTCAATTCATCGATTCCAAGAACTACTGACTTAAACTTCTTAGCCGCATCTGTAGCGTCTTTTATTCCAGAAGCTGTATTTCCTGCACCATCAGAAAGATTTCCCATTGCATCTGCTGAGTCTCCAAGGTCATCATCAAGACTTCCGGCTGAAATTTCATATTTCCATCCGAATATCTGACCAAGTGCATTTAACACATTTTCTGTGAATCCAATGACTTTCAGCATTACATTATTCATACCTTTGATAAAAGGCTTGAACGCCGCAATAACACCTTTTCCTACGATACTTCCGAACTGGATAAATTCTTGCTTCAGGATTCGTATTTGATTCGCCCATGTATCGCTCGTCCTGGCGAAATCTCCTTGTGCAGCTGTTGTATTCGCAAGCACGTATTGATATCTAAGCAGAGTCTTTTGAGCTTGAGACATGGAATCTATGTCTGCGTCAAGTCCATTTTTCATTGCCCACTCTTTCAATGTTGCCTGTGTAAGGTCAAGACCATACGCTCTAAGAGGTCTTGTCTGTCCCGTAAAAATGGACTGTAAATCTTCTGCTACATCTTTCTGTTCTACATCGTAGAACGATGCTAAATCTGCTGTCAATCTGGTCAAATTGATAGACATATCAGCCATCGAGTCAGATGCGCTAATATACCCGTTTGTCTGCTTGCTCAGAAAATCATTTGCGGCACCGATGGAGCTTTTATCAATTCCCATTGCGGTTCCCATCGCTTGAAATCTACTTCCGAACTGTTTAGCCGAAAGTTCTGACATGCCGTATGTCTGAATCGCAGTAGCCGCAAAATCATTCATTTTCTGAGACATATTCCCGAATGTTGTGTCTACAACATTCTGTACCTCAGTAAGCTGCGAAGAATAATCAACCGCTTTCCCAAGTAACCTAATTGCCCTTATAACCAAGAAATACTTTGCGTAAAAGCTACCAATTGCAGAGGTTAGACCTTTCCAATGGCCGGTAGAGCTTTTTGCACTTCTGTTCATTAGATTAAATCCATTGCTGATTTTCGCAGAAGCTACTCCAACTTTATTTCCGTTGCTTGCCAGATTAGCCAGTGCATTTGTCATTTGTATGATATTTTGACTGACATATGGTGCTCTCGAAAGAGTGGACATCATACTCATTAACTCTTTCGTCAGCAACGGAATTGTTGTAACCGCCGCAGTAGCCGACTTTCCCCCAAGCTTACTCAACGCTGATACAAGGCTCGTAAGACCTGTGGTATCAAACGTAAGGGATTGCAGTCCGTTCATGCTTGATATGAACGACAGCAATTGTTTACTTATAGCAGGCAAATTTGCAACCGCATTTGTAGCTGACTTTCCGCCAAGCCTTGAAATACTATTTATAACAGATACTAAATTTGTAACATCAAAATTTACAGTACCCACAGAATTAAGACCTTGTGCAAAAGAAATCAAATCATTTTTTACAGACTGTAAATTTGATGTTCCGGAAATAGCTTTTACACCGCCAAGCTTATTAAGAGCCATTGCAGCATTAATAATTCCCTGCGCATTAAAATTAACTGATGAAATCTGCGCCATACTTCCAGCAAGTTTTTCTATTGCATTTGCAGATGAATAAACAGCACCCGTATTCACTTTATCAAAGCTATTAAGTGCACTTGCTAACGAACGAATTTCATTTGATCGTCCCCCTTTGAATCCCACAGAAGCATCAGCAATATTTCGTTCAGCAGTTGCAATCCCTGACATTCTGTGAGTATCAACAGAAGCTACTGCACTGGCAAGATTCTGCAATTTCGAAACCATATTATCCAACCCGGCCGCAGCACCTTTTGCATTTGATTGGATTTGAAGTTCAAGACTATCTATTGGTGTTCCTGCCATTCCTTAACCCCCATAAAAAAAGAGGGTAATACCCTCTTTTAAATTACTTTTGTTTCTGGCAATCCCCTTGCTTGATCGTTAGCAATCCATTGTTTCATTTTTGCTATCTCAGCATCCATTTCGCGTTTTTCTCGCTCTTCTTCGGTTAATTCTGATTCATCCATAAATTTCCATAAAACAGGTTCGCCAAAATATTCTAATTTTGACTTCTTGCCATTCATAGCTTGGTCAATTGCGACACTTACCGCGCGAAGAGTATATTGACCGTTAATCCATGATTCCCAGTCTTTTTGTCTCTTTTTGTTGTTATGTGCAGAAACAAATATATCTAACTTAGCCGGTGTCAGATGCCAAAACGTATCATAATCAACGCCTATCGTCAACGCTCCTACTAAGTATTCTTTCCATATTAGTTCGTGGAAGTCGACTTCTTCTTGTGATCCTGCGGAATCTTTTTGATCTTCTCTTCCGCATTCTCCTGTGCTCCCTGCCCCATTGTATTGAGCATTTCCGTTAGACCGGACAGGTCGAAAAAACCATCTTCTTCCATTACTTTCTTAAGTTCTTCGTATAATTTAAAAAATGAAATTTTCTTTTCTTTCATATACTGCTTCATAAGGCTTTTAGATTCTTCTTCTGTAATTTCCTCATGATTTTCCAGAAGACCCGCGTAAAAAGCAGACTTACATACATGAGGAATCTCAGCCATCATATCTGCGCTTCCGTCAAGCATTGCATATTTTTCTGCGCGTTTCTTGTCATCGTCAGATTCGTCTAATCTCTTGTACATATATGCACCAGAGATTAGCCAAAACATTTTCTGAACACATTCTCTACATTCAGCAGCCGCAAAAGTAAATTCCATTGTGTATTCTTTGTTACCAATTTTAATTTTCTTCATTATAATTTTCCCTTCCTCTAAAAATTAGGAAGGGGGCAGTCCGTAGACCGCCCCTCCCGTATTAGCTAGATCAAATCGTCAGCATCGGTTGTTAAGTTCTGCGTTCCCGCTGACTTAGAAGCAGAACTTACATCCCCGCCTTTGTCACTGTAAACGTTCCACTTCCATCATCAGCTACAGTCAATTTGTCTGTAACATCCGTTGCTACGCTATTTGGAATAATAGTTGCTGACATTTCAAGAATTTCATCAGTACCACCAACATCAGATGGAGTGGCAATAACCTGTCCAATATATGCATATTTTGCAACGCCACCAATGCCGTCAGTTCCATACAGCTGTATGATTTTAACCTTTTTACCAGCAAGCTTATTGATAGCCTGTAAATATTCTTTTTCAAGGTTTCCAGTTACTTCCTTTGAATCCGATGTTTTAATACCCATTTCAAATGTTTGAGCATCGTCTTCAAGAGTTGTAGACTCTACAGTATTCGGTGCGCCAACTGGTGCAGGAATACTTTTTGCTTTTACAAGCAACTTGTATGAACCGGTAAAATCAATCTCATCAGTTACATTTCCTTCAAATTCAGAAAAAATAACTCTTGCCTTAAAACCTGTTGAAGCCATTTGCTTCCCGCCTTTCTGTAATAAAAAAAGAGCCTTTTGGCTCTGTTACAAAGTATCGCTTCTTCCTATCATTTTTCTGACACGCATTACACTTCTGTAATAGTTGTCTCCATTAGATGATTCTGGAAAAGTTTGTATTTCAAATCCCATGCTTTTAAACGCAAATGCAATTTCTTGCAAAACTGATTTTGCTACTTTCTGGGATTTGTTTGTTGTTACTTCGATTTGCATGGAATATAATATTCCATTTATTTCATTTCCCTCAGTATTTCTTGCAGACTCTACGCCTGACAATTCATGCATATACACCGTAGGATAATGAACATCTCCGTCTTTCGGATTGTCTGTCGTAGTATAAAAAATTTGAGGATATAAAACTTTTAATTTATTTTCTGTCTTTCGCTTAATAACCGAAAACAATTTTGTTTCAAGATCAAACGCCCATGAATTGTCCATTACCCGAACACCTCTTTTGCTATTTTTTTAACATCTTGGATGATCGCTACGGTTGCACTATACATGGGCATAGTAGCTTTTACGCCATGCGTATAATGCCACTTGTCATCCAATCCGAGGTAATACCAACCATCTTCAAACGCATGAATCTGGCCGGGAAATGTACCAACGCCATATCCAAGGTCATTAGCTTTTGGATTAGGAATCGGATTATAATAAATACCAGCTCCGAACTCTATAGCAAGCAATGTATTAAATGGCGCATATCCTTCTGCTTCGTGCGTCTGCCCAACAGCAATAAGTGCCATTTTACACCCAGCATCCATCACAGTTTTTTCGCTTCTCAAAACTACTGTTTTTCCGATTGGTGACTCTGCAATTTTTTCTAGTGCAATAGAATTTCCATACTCAGCAAGTCTTTCTGTAAAAACTTCAACTTTTCGCATAAAAGTTATTTTATATTGTTCTAACTGATTAATTGCACTTTGTATGCTTTCTACAGACAAATCCATTCTAATCTTAGTCTTTCCCATTATTTCGCCACCTTTTTCAACAAGAATGAGTCCTCATTCAGTGCTTCATCATTAGCAGCTACTACCACATAATCCGCAGAATCAATATCAATACTTCCGTCCTCACTATACCCAACTTCTGAATTTCGCCATATACGCATCCCCGCCTTTAATGGGAGCTTATTCTTTGCACATACGATAGTTGCCTTATCTGATGAATCATCCACTCCAAACGCCTTAATAAAGGCTTCTGTAAGCGTTGAATTTATGTTAGCTTTAAAATCAACTAACTTTTCATCGACAATCTGATATTCCCCTGTTTCGACAGGGACTCTCTCTCCGTCAACTATAATGTACTTGATATTTCCATCATCGTCCGTATCGTATATCGGTACTTTCTTACCATTGACATAGTATTTCATTCTCTGCTTATTTCTGTTTAGCATCCTCATTAGAAGCCACCTTCTTTGTCTGCTTATATGCCTGATGTACTCCTGTAGATGCCAGACCGGAAACAATTCCTACTGCAATAGCATTTAGAACATCTGTTGCCGGAAAATCTGCGATTACATACATTCCAACAATTCCAAGTGCTCCGCCAGCAGCTCCGACAATAACCGGAATAAAATTATCCTTGATTCCCGGAACAAGCTTTGCTCCAAGTCCAATTAAATAAGTAATTACCACAATGGCAAGTACTGTTCCAACCTGTGAAATATCCATTACATCTCACCTCTTTCACTGTCTTTTTCAATAATCTGCAATCTGGTTTCATGGTCATTCAGTATATGATCCTGATGATCGTTGTGTTCCCAGATTCTTTTGTGCGATTTTGAATTATCTTCATCAAACTTTGATAATTGGTCTCCGATAATTCGCATTGTAACTGTAAGCTCTGTCATTGCTTTCGTGTTCTCTTTAGTATTTTTTGATATTGGCGTATATATCGCAAAAAATAGACCAACAAGAACCACAATGACGCCAACTACACTCCATTCTGTCATTTAAGCACCCCGCTCTTTTAATTAACAATTGCTTGCACGCCCACCACCAATTAATGCAAGCACCCTGCGGCCGTAGCCACGCACAATCGTCTTTAAAAAGTATTTACATAAGAATAAATACCATGAAAAATTGATTTGGAAATATAGGCATTCTCATAAGTTCGGCTTGTTGAATTTTCTGAGTGTGAGGTTTCACCCTCTGCTCCTTCTTTCATTTTTAAGTCAACCACAGCCGTTGCAATCGTAGATATATGTTTTTCAATATCTTCTTCTATTTGTGCATCCGTAAAATATTTTGGATAATTACGCAAATCCTTATATTTTTCAATGACAAAATCAACTAAAAGGGTAGATGGTGACTCACCTGCCAATTCCGGTTGTTCTTCAAAATATGCAGTTGCTTTAGCCTTAACCTTTTCTGCCACTCCCATGTTCAATCTCCTTACTACAACTCAAACAGCGTAATTAAATACGTTTTCAAATCCTGTCCAGTCATGTTTTCGGCATTCGGAACATTATTTTCTTTTGCAAGCTGTCTCAATGATTCAACATTCATTCTGTTAATGTCTGTTTTTGTATATTTCGGAATATCAGAAAAGGTAGACGTCTTCTTCTCGTCTACCTCATTTTTAATCTCTTCTCCCGGCATATACCAGACTCCGTTATATTTAACTTTATGGTCAAAAACCATACCACACCTCCTAGTAACACTTGATTACATAGGTGCTGTCCATTCTTTCGTAAGACGGAAGAACAATCTCTGAAACAGTAGTTTTTGTATGTACTGGGTCATTTGTTGTAGATACCGCAACAGCAACACCAGTATTTACAATAGAAACATCTGCTTCGCCACTACCCATAAGCGTTCTCTCTTCCGGTGTAGTTCCGTACCAAGTATTTCCAAGCTGTCCATTAGGAATCAGCGTAGCGTATCCATCTGGATAGAACTTGGCTGTTGTTCCGTCTTCCTTTTTGTACTGTTTTGAGTAAACAATAATGTTAATTCCAAGCTCTGACGAAAATACTTCTTTTACCCTGTTGTCATTCATAAACACGGTAGCTGATGTATTCTGTGAAAGAATTGCAGACTTGATTTTAGCGTTCTTTTTTAGATAATCCATCGTCTTTCTGGAAATAATCATGATAGCAGGTCTATCTCCAGTCGCAGCTTCTACGGCATCCAAAGCAGTAGAAACATCGTCCATCGGGTCTGAATTAGTGGTATCAGACCATTTATCCGTATCTGTCTGTGTGCAGTCAGCAAAGTTGTTTGCCTTATAAGTACTATTTGGATCGTAGTTATAATCGTATGTCACACCATTTGCAACAATAGAAATTTTTGGCGATCCGTCAGATGGTGCCAAAAGCTGCATAATCATCCTCTCAGGAACAACGTTTGCTCCGTCAATCAGTGTATTTGCATCATCAAAGATTCTTTTTAAAACATCTGCTGCATATGGATCTGCACTTTCCTGTACACGCATAATTTCCTGTTCGTCTTTCTCTTTTACAAGCATAGATTCACGGAAAAATGGCATTTCCGTCTCGTCCATTGAAAATCCTTCACGACTTCTAAGCGTAGAAACCGCATCAAAATTAGACGGAGCCAGAGAAACTGGAAGACCTTTTGATGTCTTAAGCCACTTCAAATCAAGTCCCATTTTCTTTCTAGAAGGGAACAGTCCAGCACCAAGATATGCAATTTTATTACTTGCAACTTCATTCTGAACAAGTGCAATTGCCCTTGCGCTATATACATCTCTAATATTCATTATTTCCTACCTTTCTACCGATAACTTTTTTCGGTCAGCGACAAATTCTTAAGCATTTGCCGGTAATCAATTACTCAAAAATGATGTTAGACAACGCAGTTTTAACTCCTGCCGCAATCGTAATTGATGCATTTGCATTTGCATTTGCTTCATTTACGACACCAAATGCTTTCAAAATAGTTCCATTTGGGTTTTCGTCATACACATCATTCAAAAGAACACCAACAGCAGCACCATCAGAAGTTCCCGCATTTACTTTCTTTCCTTCCGCTGAAATTGGATTTCCAGCCTTGCAAACTCCGTTTGTAAAAGCGGAATCATCAAGCTTAATTTCTTCAAATAGCTCGCCGCCAAGCTTTCTTTTCAAAATCTCTTTCTGTGAATTCACACTAGACTCTTTGAATTTCATTAAACTAACCTCCTACAAATAACTTTCAACAATCGACTCAGCTGACTTGTTAGCACCAGAAAGCTCTTTGCCGATTGTTTCTGCCGTTTTCTCTGCATCTGTTTTTTGTTTATTACCGCCGCCAGTTCCTCCTCCAGGATTATTCGTACCTCTGGCAATTTCCTGTTCCTTTGCCTGTGCAGCAGCAGTTTCTTTATCGGAAATAATCTGTGACATAGAATCAATTGCAGTTTTAGCAAGATCGTAATTTTCCTGAAAACCTGCAAGAACCTTTTCCGCCTGTTCACCTGTCAACCCTTTTTCCGCAGCATAAGCGCGAATATCTTTTCTGATATTTTCCTTCTGCAACTCTTTTACCTGATTTTTAAGTTTTTCAATCTCTTCCTCGTTTTGAGGTTCTGGATCTGTTGCAGACTGTGGGCTTGGTTCTGGATCTGTTGCAGGATCCGGCTTTTTTGCCGGTGTAGGTCTGTTACTATGGAACTGGTTTAAATAATTAGTTACCTGTGCATCTGTCGGTTCTTCAATTCCTAACGCAACCAAATTCTGTTTTGCTTCTTCTCTCGTCATCGTTATTACCTCCGTAATCTACATTTTGTTTCGCTGTTCTATCAGCATGGATTTCTTCTTTTTCCCATTTAACGCATGGATGCAAAATTATATAGAAAAAGCCAGACACCGTTTTCACAATGTCCGACTTATTCTGTCTGATTATCAATTATTTCATTTTTGTTTTGAGCGTTTTGCCTATTTGTTTCATCAATAGTCTGATACAAAACATCCAGATAAGGTTTAGAAAGATTATATGCTTTCTCGCTATCAGAAAACAATGTACTTCTCTCAAACGCAAGTTTTGGATGAACGCCGTCTTTAAGCAAATAATCTAAAAACTGTGCCTTGACCAGCATATTGTCCATCGGGCTGTGATTAATAACTACTTCAAACTGGCTCGTGTCAATCGGACATGGATTTTCACCGTTCGACTGAACCCTTATCACATTTAAAATCACATTATTAAGGCGTTGTTCTGACTCCTGTACAATCGGGTCTTTAAGCTTTCCTCGCGTCTTAGCCATATCCCATCCATTGCGCAACTGTACAGCACCTTGTGTGTCGCCACCAGTGTTTCCTTCTAATTTAGGAATTGCAAGTATCTGCAAAATATTGTCCATCAAATCTTGCTTAGCCACTTGCGTCTCTGTCTGGTTTAATTCTTGGCTCATGATTTCAACATCTGATTTATTATCAGCATTATTTGATTTCACGACAAAAGCACCGTTCATTTTCATTTTCTCAAACGTTTCTTCATCAATTGTGCAATTAACGAATTTGACAAATGACTGAATAAATTGAGAAATACCATCTGCTCGGTTTGACTGAACTTCATTAAGCGCATCAAGCATACTCATAACTAATTCAATGTCTGATATTCTTTCAAAGTTATTTGGATATTCAACAATAGGGACATCTCCAAATGCGTGTAGTTTCCACCCCTCTACTTTGCTGTTTTTTATAATGCATTGATGTGTTTTTGTGTGACACGATTTATAATATTCGCCGTTTTCATCTTTTAACTCTTGGACCGAAACAAGCGGTTCTTCCGTTATCGAAGAATAAATGATATATGTATTCAGCGGAGTAGGGACTGTTATTCTAAATGGAATAGGTGCTTTTTTTTCATGTACAAAAGAAACTGCCATAAACCCTGTACCTACAGCCGACTGCCATTCTCCGCATTTTATATTTCTCGCATGTTTATGCGCTTGACGAAGAAATGTGTTAAATCTGTCAATAGATTCGTTAATTTCATCTTTTACAACTCCAACACACTGTAACGGTTCGCCATATGTTTGTCCAACCTTAAACTGTACGATTTCATAAGCGTGATTTTCACAAATTTTATTGTTTATATCATTGCGCATTCTTTTTGTTCTGTACAACACAGGTTGATCGCCTTTGTAGTAATTCCACAAATATTCAGCAATCCTTCTGTTGTAATTGAAGATTCCAAGAGTTTTCCCAATAATACTAACAATATTGTTCTCAGTGACCTCTTCTACGTCCGCATATGCAATTTTTCTTCCATAATTGCCTTTTACAAGGTCATTAAAAAACATTTTGTTTGCCATTAGATCACCCTACATGCCAAAAGTCATTCCGCTACTGCAATTTCTCTTTCTCAGAGGCTTAATTTCCGTTTTCCCATCAAGCCAATGATAAATAACACGTTTATTACAATTTTTGCATCGACATATTTTATTCATTTTTGATTTTCCATCATAAGTGCCTGCTTTTCTATGGCACTTTGGACAGTATATTGTCTTATTTTCCATAATTTTCTCCACAAAAAATACGCCATGCATAAGCAAGGCGCATTTCCACGATTGAGCTTTTTAAAAAAGGATATGAGATATGAAAAGGACTTTATTCTTTCCTCGATTTTAATTCTAGCATAGATTTTATGTGAATTGTGTGAAACTTACAAGTATTTTCTAATTATTTTACTTATGAGGCTTCTGTCAACATGCAATCTATTTGCAATCTGTTTCTGGCTCATTCCATCAATAAAAATTGCCTTAAAAATAATTCGATCTCTACTAACAGGAATTGAATCTATATACCGCTCAATCTTCTCTTTGTATTCCATAATCTCATTTTCTTTCTCTCTAAGCCTATCCACTCTATTTCTAAGAAATTTTTTTCTTCTTTCGTAAACAGGAATAGGGAAACCTTCAATTTTGAATCCTTGAATACCTCCAAGCCCTCCAGTGACTTTATCACAAACAGTGCCTTCCTCTATTAACTTTGATATAGAATCTTCTGTTTCTTTAACTTCTTTCTTAATAGATTCTAACTCCATTTTTAAACATTCATATTGTTCCATCGCTTCTTTTGTTGGTACTATCATATCCATTATCTATACCCTCCCCAAAACGGATTTTGAATTGCTTCTACTGTAGCAACTCTGCTTCCAGATGTTACTCTTATTGCAAAGTTAGAAAATACGTCCGGCACATCATCAAGTTGTTTTTTATCCGAAACAGAATATCCAGAAAGTAATTGCATCATGATTCCATACGGTTCTTTAGGTGAATACATTGACTTATCTTTAAAAATTACATGCTGTAATATCCATGCAGAACATTGATAAATTCGTGCTTCTTTATTTGTTTCTGTTGGCGTATCTGTAATATTGCAAATCCAGCCTTTTTGCTCAACACGCTTATTTACTTCCATTGCTACTCGGTCTCCACCAGCATTTCTCTCAAATTCGCACTCTTGAACCATATTATTTACAAGAATATTTGCTGCATTTTCATACTGCATCTCATAATCCGCCGTGTTGTCGCAAACGCAATCCACGCAATAATAATCTTCTCCGTATTTCTGCAATACAGGAAGAACAAAAAAGTCTGTACCTTTTCCCTTTGTATCGCACTGGCCAGTAATAATTTCCGGTTCACCATGCGGTAGATTGAGATACCTACGAATTTTATCTTCCGGAAACAATAACCCCTCTCGTTCTATCGGTTCCTGTTTGTACAAGCATCTATAAGAAACGTCATCCATAAGCAATTGCTGGTCTGCAAAAAAATCAACCGTGAATCCGCTATACTCATAATCAAAATTGCTTTCTCCTGTCACTGGATCCACGTCTGGAACTGCAATTGTCTTGACACGATCATTACCTTCATACATTTTCTGTATGCGTCCTATCACGTCATATACGCTCCATCTTGTAGCAATATGAATTTCCTTACAGTTATTACCGTCTGTATCTTGTATTTTTCTCTGTCTGGCATCTACAGCATATTTATCCCATAATTTATCAAGAGTATTTTTATTTAATGCTTCTTCAATTCCACCGATCATATCATCAACCAGCAAAAATTTAGATGCACGAACTTTTCCGGCATTTTTGCTTCCTACAGAAGTACACTGTACAGATGGAAACGGCTTGTATTTTCCTACGTTAAACTGTTCCATTTTGGCATTTTGTCCGCTTACTTTTAATTTTGGAAATATTTCATGCCATGTGTACTCTTCTGCATTTGTAACAATGTCGTATTCGCCATCATAGAACATTCTGGTAATGTCGCTGCTGTGTGAATAGAACAGATTGAAGTCTTTGGGAAACCAGCCTATAACTCCACTGAGAAAAAATTTTTCCAAACTCGTTTTTCCTGATCCGGGAATTAGCGAAATAAGTATCATATCATACTTGTCATCAATCATCCCTTGTAAGCCATCTACAAGACCGATTTTCAAGAATTGTTTTCTTCTAGGCATATAGAATCGCTCTTTTGGTTCTCTTTTTTTTTCAATGTACCGTAAATAGCTGTCAACATTCTTGTTTTGAGCTTCTACCAGAATCGTTTCATACAAATCATCAAGAATTTGATATTTCTCTCCATTTTTAAATGCATATTTTTCTAAATCCCACGATGTACCGCCAGTTGTATCAAAAATGAATTTTTCATACAGATTTTTTACTTTTCCGGCAAGTTTTACTCCGTAATTTATATCTCTGTCTTTATACATTGAAAAGTATATGGCTTGCTTGTACGCTTCCAGTAACTGTTCGTCTATTCCTTGCCTACGTATATAGTCTTCGTATCCTTTGACCGTATTTATCAGATAATCGCTTGCCAAATAAAAAACGCCCCCTAACTCTTTAAATAAAAAAGTCAAGAGGCGTTCCCCTGTTCTCTGTCCGCATCCGGGCATGAGCTATTAATATTTAAGTTTTACCACCTGTTCCTTGTGGCTGGTAATCTTTACTCCATCTTTCGCCGGCCGGATGGTAACTGTAAATCCGTTTGCTACACAATTCGATATTCTGTCAGACATATTATTAATCTCTTTCTTAATTTCATTCTGATTCTTCATCATCGTCAAAAAACAATCCCTCCGGCAATGGTTCATGCATCAAAACCATTCGTAAATATTTGGTAAATGTTGGAGCACTAAGCCCTACAATTTTTCTAGCTTTATTGATAGACTGCTTATCTACCATCCACGCGTTACATGCTTCTATGAATTTATCTTTATCAATTTTTTTCACGGCACCCTTTAACTCGGCACCGCGTCCGTGTTTGGATAATACGTGATTTTTACCCATAATCTATACCTCCAATGGCGCAATGGGAATCGAACCCATGACATACAGAGCGAATCATTCAGTTTCTGTTTACCTTTGCTAGCATTGGTATACACACAGCCAGATCTCCTAAACTCTTATGTTCTACCACTGAACTATACGCCCATGTTGCGGTTTTTATCGCGTCAAAACATTAAACATTGAAAGGAAGCTTCAAAAAATAACAGAAAAAGGTTATTTCTGAGAACCGCAAAACTCAGAAATGTGGTGGAAGGTCACGATCCCTCTATCATTTGTTTCTAAGCTATTTATTCCGTGAGATAGCCATTTGTAAGCCATGATAGCGTCAAGCACACCACAAGGTCGTTTTATCGTTGCATTTCTTATGCCGATTCGAATATGCACTCAAACACAACCTTTTCCATGGTAGATGCGTAATCTTCCATGGAGACCGTACCGAGCTTTTGACGGCTCTTTAATCAGCATCAGCTAGTACGGTAGGAGAAATTAATATATGCCACAAAATTAAGTAATCGGCATTTCGTAAATATCGAATCTATAGTATTTGTAGTCGCTGTGGATTTCGCTTAAAACTTCCATGGCCCTTTCTTCCGAACCATACGTTCCCAAAACCCTGTTCGCTCCGTTATAGCAAGCAGGCAGTGCGACAACATTATTTTCGTCAACCATCAAATCGTAATTTTCTAATTCAATTGATACATTTCGTTTTTGATTAATTATTCTCATTTTTTCATAAAAGACGGTATAGCTGCGAAACAATACCGCCCTGCTTTCGACAAACATTTTCAGTAATTTTTAAAGTGATTTTCTGCAATAAATACCACCTTTGGCGGCGGTCTCTCCTTCTTTCCCATATGAGTTCTCCTGTGATATATTGTTTATCCTAATTCGGCGCATCACCGAAATGAACACGATTTTCTCTATGCTCAATCTGGCATTTAACCATCAAAGACACGTTTTCTCTATCGCACTTAATACCATGCCCTTGTTTGAACAATTCACACTCAAATACTTTCCCACATTTCGTACATTCGTCAGAAATATCTTTTCCAGAATACCGCATTGCTACACAAGTCCCTTTTGTTTTCTCAGACGTTCGTATTTGTCTAGAACAACATCAAGTGCAACCTGTAACTGATTAATCGTAATCAAATCTGACTGGCGAGCATCTCCAAGTTTTTCCAACTCTTCTTCCAGGTACTCAATCCGATCAGTTAAGTATGTAATATCCTCTTCTGGCTTTTCATCTTCATCTAGATCACCAAATGGCAAATCATCCTCGGTTGATGGATAATTGCCAAACAGCTTTTCTGCTTTCAGCTTATCATTCTCTTCTTTCAGTTCTTCGATATCTGTACGAAGCGTAATGTTATCCCAGAGTGCATCGCTTAGTTTTGATAACGCTTCGTTCAATTCTTTCTTGTAATTCCGCTTTTTGGTTTTCTTAAACATTCATACCTCCTACACTGAATCAGCATCGCAAAATGCTTTGTAAATTTTTGGCATCTGAATCGCCATCCAGTCAACCATCTCCTCATTCTTCGCCCATGCAATTTCTAGCCCACTAGTGCTTTCCTGTAAACCGGACTCGTTCAGAAATGCATGGATGATTTCATGCCGAAGCGTTTTCTTGAAATACTCGTGTGCTTCCGATTCATCGAAATAGGGAAATGATTTCTTTTCCGTCATGTCAGCGACCACAATCTTGTGATTATCAGCCGAACAATATCCATCGCAGTTAATATCTTGCATGAGCTTATCCTCAGAACGTTTGTGCACCTCTATCGTGTATTTTGTACCGAGTACATTTACTGTCTTTTGCGCTTGTATGTTTATTACTGGTACTGTATTCTCCATGTAGTTTCCCTCTCTCTTACAGGCATTTAAAAATAAAACTGATAGCAGTTACAATCGTCATAACAAACGAAATTCCAATAAAAATACCCGTAATCAACAAAAAAGCTGCTTCACCCTTTTTGTAACTTCGGCCATATGAAATCAGAAACTTTCTTGCATCACTTAAGGTTCTGTAATATGCATTCCAAGCAATCTTCATAGCTATGCTTATAACGATTAATAATAATGTGATTTTAAGTAACATTGTTTATCTCCCTATAGTCCTTTTTGTTTTTGAGAATATTTTTGGGACTTAGTAGTGCGCTTTTTCAATTCTCATTAGACCCCCTCCGGGGTGTATATTGACAACACGTCTTTCATCGAATCATTTTTAGATCTATACGTAAAACACGAATTTGACTTATAGAGCTTTACGTTTTTGATTAATTTCGCCACTAAGTCAATGATATTATTTATCCTCTTATCCATCACCGTCTACAACTTCCGGAACTGGATAATTTAGATCAATCTTTTCTGGCAATTCATCCGGTGCTTTTGCTCCAAGCTGCGGAAGCTGATCCGCTGTCAATGCACGCCTGTCTACTAGCTCTCTTGTGACGCCAGGCATATTCCAGTTGTCGTAGTGGTTCAACATTGCAATTAATCCGACCGGGTTCTGCTTGCCACCGCCTAGCCGCGACGCTATTGAATCCTCTCTAGACATTCTCAATTTTTTGAAAATCTCGGAGCTACTCTTACTTAGATTACCACTATCACCATTAGCCCAGCTATATATATTATCTACACCTACACCTGTTAAATAACTAAAGCCCATAGGCATTACTAATTTATCATATAGTCCACATAAATATATATATCTGTCACATATAGCGTTAAGCTTATCATAGTCATAGGCTCCGAAAGTAGTAGGTATACAGGCAATATCTGGTGTCAGCTTAGTACTCTTTAGCATTGATCTATCAGGAAACACATGTTTCTGAACATACATTAGCGCAGCATTCCAAACATTTTGGCTGATCTCTCTATAGTCGTCTATGTTCTGCTCCTCTCTGAATTGCTCCAAGTACAGGTCTATATCATCGTCATAGATTTCTATATCTTCTTCCCGTTCTTCGCTGATCCGCTCCATGTTGTTCACCTCCTGCCGTTTTCCCAAAATAAAAAACGCCAGCAAGCAAGATCATTACCTGATCCCACAAGCTGGCGAATGCTTCACGGTTTCCCGTTGCCGTCCTTGCCCTTCCTCCCAATAGCCTACCCTATCCGGCATCCTCGGCAATCCTGCCAGGGCATCGACTAGATATATATTAATTTATCCAGTCCGCTATCGAGCTTTAGTTCTTGTATACAAGATACACCATATAAACAATATTGTCAATAGATTTTTAAAACGCAGGTGTTTCTCTTGAACGTATCATAATAATATCATTTCTAGAAATTCTCAAAATCACAAAAAACAGCTATATAATATTCTTCCCTTTCTTTTATTTCTTTTATAATTGTAGGTTTTTCATTTGTTTTTCATTAGGTTTTCACTTTGTTTTTCGTTAACTCTTTGTTAACTCGTTAACCGCAGTAAATACAATGGTTTGTGGCGTGTGCCTTGTTTTTCATTTCGTTTTTCGTTTTTAGAGTCAATAGACCGCGTTCTAGTTTGCCTAAAAATAATCACTTGCAAAAATCTTTATAAACGTTGTATTCTAGCCATTTATCGCATGATACATTCAGTTGCATTGGTTTACTTAATTTTTTAGTAAAATCAGTTAACAAAATTTAACAAATTTTTGATCGTTTCTTGAATTGATGTACATAACACAGCCATTCAAAAGGCAGTTCATTTTACATAACCGCATAAAACAGAAATAAAAAAACGACCTAAAAAGATCGCAACTTTACTTGACTAATTTTTGAATTAATTATACAATTTGATTGTCTCCTAGATTGGATGCTATCTAGGGCGGTTCCGGTAGCAATTCCACCGGGCAAGGGTTGAAAAAATAGCATTTTTAATGATGCTAAAATGTCTTGCGTAATGGACGCTTTGCGCAAGGTGGCGCCAGCTAACCCAGTGTCACACGGATTGAAACAATAATATTTTCGACGAGAAAAACAAGAAAAGAGTGAGGAACTTTCCCCGCTCTTTTCTTGTTTATGCGTTCTTTCCGGCTCCATAGCATTCATAAAATGAATCTGTGAGCCGTCCGAGCTGCTCCGGTGTTAGATCTTCTTTCAGATCTTCCGGTATCCAGCTATAAGATGCCAGGAACGCATCACTGCACGCGCCAATTTTTGACGCTTTTTTAATTTGTTCGAGCTTGTACATCTCTCCAAGCTCTTTCAATGTGATTTCTCCACTTTTAACGGCTTCGCGTCCTTCTCTTGTCAGAATTTCCATTGCCTTTTCTTTGCTGATATTTCCAATTCCTTTTATTTTCATTGCGATACCTCCGCAGATTTGCTATAATAATTTTACTTGAGAGCGGTGGCAAGTTCCGCCCTCTCTTGTGTGTCTGAGCCGTTGTTATACGGCTCTTTTTTTAATCTTCCAGAGTGCTCTGGAGGTTTTCCAGTATCTTCTGAATCCTTGCGTTTTTCTTTTCGGTGTCTTCCTCTTCCTTGGCTTCCTTCAGGTCGTCAATTAGAAATCTTATAAACCCGTTGAATTGTTTATCTGTCATTCCCATTTGTTCCATGTTTTCTCCTTTCTCCAGCTTGCCACTGGTAACTTGTAAGCTTGTTCCTTACAAGTATTATAATACATTATTTTTAATGTCTTGTCAATAGATTGTACTTTATTTTTAATGTTATTTTTTTTCGCCATCCTCTACATATTTAATAATGTTTCCCGGCTGCATGTCTAACAACCTACATATCTTTTCAAGCGCAATAATACCAACCATTTCATTTTTACGCAATGACTGTATAGCATTTTCGCCGAGGAGCTTTTCTTTCCTAAGTCTTGTTGTGTTATATCCTGATTCTTTCAGTGTGTCTAATACATCTATTTTATATGTAAACACGTTATCACCTCCATAATTATTTTACTTTTATTATACATTATTTATAAACTAATTTCAATGCAATTACATTATAAATAATGCACAATTTTTCAATATTTTTATTGCTTTATTTTTAGTGTATTTGTATATTGATATTACATTATATACGGTGTAATATATAACCATAGAAACGAGATAACAGAAAGACGGACTGTATCCGGCTTTTTCTCGTGCCGCTTTTAGACTTTTGCAATTGATCCAATGACAGATTGTCCCAATTCGCCCGGATATATTGACACGTGATGCGATCATATGCTATTTTTAAAGCAGTGCACATTGTGTGACGTTCTGGGGCTGGCTGTCTCCAGTCAGCAGAACAAAGACCAGCGGACGGAAACAAGCGACATTTTGACAATATCCGATCATCTTGTAGCTTTTCCGGCTGGCAAGTCTATTTTCTGTACCCGTGCAACTAATTTTCACGAACTTCAAGAGAAAATTTATAATTTTATGTTTTTTGCCAAAATTTCACTTCTTTAGCGGAAACTAAAACAGGAACTCAAATCTCAAATCGAAATTTAAGTTCCTTTTTTAATCCTATTCTTCGCTATCCAACTTTTCGGCTTCCATCTTTGACACTTTCCGAACTTCTTCCTTTTCCATATCGACAACGCCCATTTTCCGTGCTGCTATTTTCTGATCTAACACTTTCTGCAATTCTGTGAGATTAACTGATCCGGTTTTCTTGACCTCAACTGGCTTTTCTTCTACTGCTTCCAGTTCATCAAGCATACGCTTAACCGCTTCATTGACAAATCCGTTCACAGAGTATCCTACTGCCTTAATTCTGGCTTTCGTTCCCTTTGGAAAAAGCACCTTTGCAATATCCTTTTTATCATTATATCTGTTGATCGCATTCATTGTATAATCCGCTGTCTTCTTCATCACCGTATACCTCCTATATAAGTGCCATTATATAATACCACTTATATAATGTCTATTATATAATTCCCATTATATAATGACCATTATAGTATAAACATGTCGTAAAGCCTTGTATTTACTGTCTTTACACATTTTACCCATTATATAATGCACCTTATATAATGTACCTTATATAATTCACCTTATATAATGGTCATTATATACTCAATATTATAACTAGAGCCACTACACAAAGCAGTGGCTCCTCCGTCTTATTTACTGTTTTCTTCTTCCATCTTCACTGCATTACCGTACAATCCATCAATCGCAAACTGCGCTCGTGCTTTCATTTCTGGAAAGAAATCCAGAACATCCATCCTATTTTTCGGCTTGTGTCCAACTTGATCTTCATACATCTTCTCTGCTATATCAAAATCATATTTCCTGGATACATAAGCAAAGACTACTTCCAAAATATCACTCTCTGGAAGTGAATTTGCTCTCTTACAACAGCTTATTTTCTCCCAATTCGTGTTGTAAAAGTCCGTTGCAAGTGGTGCTGGACAGTTCGATACTGGTCGTTTATACTTATCTGCCAGATTCAACAACGGCTTCTGGAAGTACGACTTTACAAGCTGTCGCTGTACTTTCCACGCAAGGTCATCTCGGAATGATTTAACCAGCATTAGGTATCCGGTTTGGGTAATAAGTAATACTTCCAAATTAGGATTACCTATTTTCGAGTAATTCGGGACGTTTTTCGTACCGAATTCTTTCTGATTAACAGAAAAATAATCTTCGTTTTCAATAAAATACTTTTTATTCCTTGAGAAATTTCTCTTAGCTGTTCCGACTGGTCTCTGATGCACAGTATCAATATCCTTGAAAGTAACCACGCGCTGACCGTTGTACTCTCTGACCTGCATTTCCGTGTTTTCTACAGTGATGACATTATTCATTCAAACCACCGCCAATCTCAACTTTTCCGTTTGACAGACACTTGCAAGCGTAACTAAACCCAGCAATAAACGATCTTTCCTCTATCTCAAGGCTACTATCACAAAATGTCTCGTAAATTTTTTCTGACAACTTAAGTGACAATACTTCGTGCAACTCGTCTACCAGTTCTTCTCCTTTTTTTAAATATACATCCCGGTCTTCGTTTCCTTTACACCATTGTTCGTATATCATCTTTGCGAACTCTTCCATAATAATTATCCCCCCTATTCGATTGTCTGTTCAATAGTGCCATTCATAACTCCAACAGCAAGTTCCATTCCTACTACGCCAGCTAAGTGCAGAGCATTACAGGAACAGTCTGAAAGAATATCTTCCAACTCAGTGCAATTCCTATCACTAAGTATTTCTCTCAGCTTTTCTACTAATGGCTCATAGCATTTATCAAATGCAAGGGATAAATCATCATTATTTCTAATGTGATTTATAAATGATAATTCAAAAAATTTATTCATTCTCAGCCACACCTTTCGTCATATTCTTAATCATTGTACGCAGTTCTTCAAGTTCTGCTAGAGCCTTATCATAAGACTGTACCATCTGGTTATACTGTGCAACTGGAATCATTATACATCTTTGATTATTCATAAAATACCTCCTGTATTCAAAAAGTCAATCAATGCAAACAGTGCAGTCAAACTCGCTACTGAAATCGTGCCATATAATAATTATTAATAGTTACCTGTCCACATTGATTAACTTTACCTTGCCCACAGAAAGCATCCGTGTTATAATAACGTATGGGTACTTCCTGTGGAAGTCTTTTTAGAGATTCATTTTTCCTTGGTCGGGTGGGGTGAATCTCTATTTTGTTTTGTCAATTTCTTCTTTTACTTTCCTGACTCCCCTATTTACAACATCAACTCTTGTCGTGTGAAGCTTATCAGCGCAATACTGAATATCTTCTGCTTCCTGTTTCGTAAGCCTTAAATTAAGCTTGACATTTTTAGGATTATCAGTAAGCTTCTGTCCCAATTTCGGAGACACCGTATCACTCCTTTCTGTTCTCTTGCTACAACTGTATAATATCAGATTGGGCGTACAAAGTCAAGTAAAAAATAAAAAGCAACCTACTTTTTGTAAGTTGCTTTAGAATATATTATTCAGACCAGCTGTCTATATCTATAAACTCTCCACTCGTTTGACCATCGACATTGATATATTTTACTTCATAAGCGAAGCTGTCCATGTCAGTGACAACAAATTCAACGGTAAAATTGCTTCTGACTTTTTGACCATAATAATTATTTGAATCAACATAGCTTTGTACTGCCACAAGCCTTCCGTTCCTTTGCATTGCAATTTCCCCGGAATGAGTAACAACGGATGGGAAATCAGCGGAACTCGGGTCGACTAATACTGAGCTAACTATCTCTGTTGCTATAATATAATACCTAGACTGCTTATCATAATCAATAGTTCTGTCAGAGTATTGTTTTGCAGTTAGTTTTATTGTGTCATCCTCATAGAATACATAAGAACTATTGGGAATAAAGATACGATACACTTTATCACTAGCTGTCAGAACCATATCTATGCCATCACACTTTATCTCATAATTTGATGTTTCGCCCATTTTAGAGACATATTCAAGCTTCGAGAACCCTATTTGATTTTTCAAAATATCATACGCTGTTTCAGATACAGTAGGGTCAAGAACTGTTTTTAAATTTGTTAAAAAAGCATCTTCTTTTTGAACAGGTGCTGTTTCCTCTGTAGACGAATTATTTTTCTTTTTTTCAGAGTTTTTCTTTTCTTTTAGTTTTTCTTTATCGGCATTCATTGAACGAATTGTGTTTTTCTTTGTGTCTCTGTCTGATTCTGCCACGAAAACAGAAAATCCAATAATTAAGCAAAAAGAAATAATAAGCAATATGACACGCCGCTTAGGAGAACGCTTCGACGCTTTTGTATTGTTGTACAACGGAATGCCTTTTATATCATTCCCACACTTTTCACAATAACATGCATTATCAGCATTTAACGTGTTACACCTTGGACATATTTTCATAACTTATACCTCTCATAATCCTCAATAACTTCTGTTACAAATACAACATATTACCACAATAGTTGCTTCGCAATACAGTTAGATAGCAACTTTTTATGGTTTTATAATATATTATAACACACCTAAAAAAGAACTGCTCGAAAAATGGGAGTTTATTCTATATCTATATAGTTTGAAGTGTGTATCATGGTTTAGGTTTCCCGATTTAAAATTGGAGAACTCCAAAATCTAACGTACTTGTATATAACAGCCCATACTTTCCTCATTTAAAATGAAAAAAGGCGTAAAATTTACGCCTTTTCAATCTCTCTCAGTTTCTTTTCGTATAGTTCTTGGAAATCCTGCATGGTCAAAGTAATCGGTGCTTTCCTACTCGCGATTGAATCATCTTGTAAAACAATGCGTTCCATGTCTCCATCGTGATATTTATTTCCAATATTCAGAGCTTTGCTCGTCTGCATATAGATGTCTCCGCTGACTAATTTTACCAGAAGCATAGATTGCACATCCTTTCTATGATAGAATCTCTTTGGAAGGAGGTTGTTATGTTAAAAATAGAATACCGAACACTAAAATACATCAAAAAGCATGGCGTTGTATCAGACGAAGAACTCATATCAAAATTTCCGGAAATAGACCGATATATGTACCGGATAAAAAATATGATAATCCGTCAGCCCGCATTAGAAGTTCTTTCGAAAAGCGAATTAAACAGGCTTGGAATATCCGAAGAGTCATACGTGAGTCAACTTGATATTCTTGGATATGAAGAAATAGAAAATCACAAACATAAGTGGTATTCATTCATACTGCCATATGGATTAACCACGATTATTGCAATTCTATCTCTTATCGCCCAGCTTACAAATTGATTGTATCACGAATCAAATATGTTAGCAACTGAAAAAGCAACCTGTAAGCTTTTCTTACAAGTTGCTTTGAATAATTGAAGTTAAAATATTAATTTTTATGTTTTTTGGCTATTGACAAAACAGCCATAATCACGTTGATCAAGCACCATCCAGCCCAGATTTTAAGGTCTGAATATCCACCAGCCAATGCGAATCCAAGAAAGGCACCTATAGCAAATATTACTATCAAGGCAATATTTCCGCCTTTTCCAGTAGAATTTTTTGTAGCAATGGAAATAATACCGCCCGTAAGCAATAAAATAGCAACAATGATTCCAGCACTTCCACCAACTTCTCCGTTGTCAGTCATTGTGTTTCCTATTCCAACTGCGCATGATTGAAATGCCACAAATGCAAACAGTACAATAGACAATATACCAGATACTAATTTCCAAGTTTTCATATCTTAATCTCCTCCTTTAAAAAACTCTTTATTAATCATATCACATAATTCAAATATTGTCACTGTATACAAGAAAAACCAGACTACTTAAAATCTGGTTTTCTGTAAATCAATATAAATTCACGGATAATGCTCTTTGTGGATGAATCAGTTCGACCAAGTTCCTCTACAAGCTTTTTTCTGGTCATTTCTGGGTTAGTTTTCTGTATGTACTCCAATAGTTCGTCCAGCACGATTACACCGCCTTTCTGGCCACATTAGACAGTATAGCAACGATATCAAACACTTCATCACCATGACTTGCCACAAAATCACACAAAAACTCTTCTTGATCGATTGGTATGTGTATTCCATAAGAGAAGCAGACGCAATGGCATATCTCATGAATCAGCACTTTTCGAAGAAATTCTCCGCTTAACAGATTTGACAAAGTAACCGTGTTATTTCCAGCATCGGTAACGCCTACCGCCAGACTACCATCACTTCTTCTAAGCGCATCACTGTTGGGATTGTCAATCAAAACCACCCACGGTACACCGTTGATAATAAAATTCATGCTATCACCTCAAAAGGGAGCATTACGCCCCCTATGAAACTACATCTTCTGTAAAAGTGTCTGGATTTTCGCTTTCAGCATCGTCTTAGCTTCATTTGTTGCACTGTTGTACACTTCTGTCAAATCCTCTGCTGTATCTTTCATATATGCTTCAAGATCATGTAGATCCTTTGATTCCATATATGTTTTTCGGCTCATTCCAGCTTTTCCCTCTTTGTGGTCTCTCTGAGCATCACCACCATAATAATGCTTGCTTCCAGACATTTCCGCTCCGGTCATACCCGGATTTCGCTTGTCAGAAAAATACATCCGTCCAATATCATAGTCCATGTCTCTCATATACTCCGGATCCATGTTACGATACATTTCCGGAGTCATGTGATAATACGGACGTTCCTCATAACCTCTGCGTGAACCGTGACCTTTTGGAGCAAATCTTCCATTAGCGTATCGATAATTATCGTAGAATCTACGACCATCACCATAACGATCAAACATCTCCATGTTTTCTTCGTCTCCAAAATCTTCCATAACGTGTGTGAGTTTCCGGTAGTACATTGCTTCACTGAGGTCTTTGAGCATATCGACAACTTGTCCCATTTCGCAAGTATCTACGTTCTCAATACCTCTGTCAATCTCACACTTTGCAACTTCTGACAGTTTTTCGATCATATCATGCATTCTTTCAACATCCATAACTGCCACCTCCTACGCAACTCTTACTACAGTCAAGTTACTGTTCTGAACCTCAATAGCCTGTCCAGAAGTGTTCTGAACAGCTACCGTGCTGCAACATCCTTTTGGAACATCAATGTACGCCTGCGTAGACACGTTAAAGAAATTTTCAACTGCTGCCGGAGTAACGATCATCTTAGTCGCCTGTAATGGCTCTCCATCAACAGCAAGCGCAAAAGAAATAGCTTCAACCGTACCGCCGGTAGGTATCTGGATGTTTCCAGAAAAATCAACGAGGAATCTTGCCCTACACTGGCTTGTTAATCCACGTAATTTTACAATTCCTGCGCCCTGTCTATGCAAGATGCAATTACCGCCAGAAAAAGCCGTTTCCGTAAACGCTACATCTTCTCCCTGCGCTACTGCCTGTAATGCAATTCCAGTATATTCAGCCATAATAAATACCTCTCTTTCCTCAAAAAGGACAGACCGTTATGATCTGCCCTTTATATCGTAATACTGCTTATGCAGACATAACCTTGTTTAAATCTTGGCTAAACCTTGATTAAACCTTGATTAAGTTACAAAATATTCATTTTTAACCGTATGGTTTTACATTCGGTTAGCATCCGCAACCAGTGTTGCATCCGTAATAAACATTCGGATTAGGAACCTGATATGCCGGAATAGGTGCCGGATTGACCGCATTGATAATCTGCTGTGTCTGTGCAGACATTGCATTTGTAAGCAATGCGCTCTGGCGATCCTGTGATGCAGCGCGTCTGAGATCATTGTTCTCTGCCTGTAAGGTAGAAATCTTTTCATTGCAGAGATAGTCAAGGATGGCTCTCGTGCCTGCATTCTGGCTATCAATAATGTCTCTTGTGTTGCTATTCATTGTATTCTGCAATGCGCAAGTGTTAGTTGCCATATTGTAGTTTACGCCCTGGATAGCTTCTCTTGTTTCGCAACAGCAATTTGCAAGCTGAGACTGCAAAGCATTGGTATTCTGCATGTTTGCAATTGTGTCAGCATTAATAGCCTGCTGGATTCCGTATCCAGTCTGCATGATGTTTGTGTTAATGCCATTAAATCCAGTGAGCATACTGTTATTTACGGCATAGAATCCATCACACAGTCCATTTGTAATGCCGTCAAGCTTTCCGATGATTGACTGAGTGTCAAATCCTCTCTGCAAGTCTGACTGTGTAGCATATCCCTGCAATGCACCACCGCCGTTGTTACCCCAGCCATTACCGCCGAAGCCACCCCAGCCAAAAATCATAGCAAAGATTATAATTGCCCACCAGCCATCTCCGCCCCACATGCCATCGTTGTTTCTTCCGTTTCCGGTTACAGCAGCGATATCAGCAAGGCTTACTCCATTTGTACCATTGAACATTTTCTGTACCTCCATCTGTAATATTTACAAATGGGAATCCGGTTATTATGCGCGCAACCCAAAATGTACAATTTATTTAAAACCAAACTGGCCCATTATTCTGTTTTTTACTTCTTCTGGGTTTGTACCGTTTTCTCTACAAAGGTTTTCTGCCATTTCTTGAAGCCCTTTTGTATCTCCGCTCTGATACATTCTCATGGCATTCTGAGCCATCGGATTACTCTTAATCTGCGGACTATTCATCATTTGATTAAGAATCATCTGCATCGGGTTAATCATTCAGAATCACCATCCTTTTTTGCTTTTGAAGTACGTGTTTTCGGAATGGAATTTCCTATTTCTTCAATTTGAGACGATAATTCGTCCAAACGTCTCATAATCTGCTCTGTAAGCTCCGAATTACCACTTTTTACGCCATTTTCACTATTAGGAATAGAATCGTTAGTCTTTGGCATTTCTGGCTTAAATACGACCGTCTGGATAGTTCCATTCTGGTTCCATGATTTTAGATATATCTCCGACAAGTCAGACTTTGGGAACAGCGCATAAGGTGCATTCATCGGCACATCGTTTGCCTGTATCATTTCAACACTATCTACTGGTCTGCCGACAATCTGGCTTGCTGTCTGATTTTGCTGAAACTGCGGTTGATAGATTGGCTGTTGCACCGGAGCTTGATATTGTCCGGTTGGGAACCGCTGTGCATTGGTCTGAAAATATGGGTTTCCAAAATATTGATTTTCGTACATAATTCGCCCTCCTAACTGCCACATACGTCATCCAGTATTTGTTCTTTCGATAATTCTTTTGTGTCTGTATAGAATCTTTTTTGTATCGCATCTTCCACAACATGAACAATTGTTGATTGAAATTCAAGAGGGATATTGCAAAGTCTGCTATCTGAGAATATAATAGTTAATAAGTCATCCGAAAACATAGGTCGTACCTCCTATCTATTTTGTATTTTCGCACAAAAAAAGTCGCTTATAGCGACATTCAAAAGACATAATTCCGACACACTTATAACATTAATATTTGGGACATATAGGAAATATGGCACTTAGCATATCCGCCAACCATCGGACGGTAATAAGGTTATGCTAAAAAGATTTTAATTGAATGTCAACGTTTCCGTTGACAACTACTACTTTAGAGATTATACTCTTCAATATAGTATTTTTCTTTGTCTTGTCGATCGTGTCCCAGACGTCGGCAAGATTTTTTATGTTTTCATAAACATATTCTTTTTTGTTTTCTTTTTGGATATTTTTAGATTCTTCTTTGATTCTTTCCTTAGATATCTCAATCTCATTCTCAAGATTGCTAATCATATCAAGAACCATGTCGTTTCCATCTGCATACAGCTCGTAAAGACGTCTTAATTTAGTTTTGCTTTTATCCAATTGTGATTGCATGATTTCAAACTTCGTAGCTTTCTCTTTAGGCTTATAGCTAGAAAGATTTAGGGATATTTTTAAAATCTCGCTTTCAACCTGTTCCTCGATTTTGTCAGCCCATTCCACTGAATTGTCACAATCATGATTATAGTTTGGCAGGTAATCCAAGTATCGGTTTCGCGAACAGCAGTACATTTTTCTCCTGTCTGAACCCCATTTTTGGTACCGCATTTTACAGCCGCATACACCGCAATAGCACAGTCCAGTAAGTAAATTTGGCTCTGTCCGGCAATATGCTCTTGCTTTGCTTCGCGTCTTCCGAATCTCCAAGCCAAGATTGAACTTTTCCACATCAAATATTGGTTCGTGTCTGCCTTGATAAACATTGCCTTTATATTTAATCTTTCCAATATTTACTACTCCGGTAAGTATATTTCGCACTACCCCTTCCGTTCTGAAGCCAAGCATTCGCATTATTTTTTCATCGGAATATCCTTGAATAAACAAATCTAGTGCCTGTCTTGCTCTTTCGGCTCTTTCCGGTATTGGAATTAGTATTCCAAACTCCTTATCATATCTGTAGCAATACGGCTTAATGCCACCGCCCGGCCAGTATCCTTTTTTAACTCGTTCAAGTATACCTCCACGCATGCGAAGCATCATTGTGTTTTTATCTAGCTGCGCAAATACTGCCATCATCTGAGTATATGCTTGTTGCATAGGATCATTGTAATTTACAGCGTCATGGACACACTCAAGTCGGACATTATTTGGCTGAAATATACGCTCAATTACATAAATAGAATCCAACATTGTTCTTGATATTCTGTCAAGCTTATAAGCGACAACGCATTTTACTCTTTTCGCATAGCAATCGCTTATAAGTCTTTGAAACTCAGGTCTATCCATATTAGATCCTGTATATCCATCATCAACATACCAATCTACTATAATCAATTCATTTTTTCGGCAATAGTTCTCGATATCTCTCTTTTGACTTTCAAGACCATGCCCCTCTTCTGCCTGCTTTTCTGTTGAAACACGCAAATATGCGACACATTCCATATATCATTTCCTCCTTTAAATAGAATGTGCCATATTTCCTATATTATGACACATTCTATCTTTTATACGGTTTTTTGTCAATCAGACCGAGAAAGTATTTCTGCAATCATACGGAGCGTTTCTTCATTTAACTCCACATCTTCTGCCTGTATTACTTCTCCGTCAATTGTCAGAACTGCCATTAGCATATGCCTCCAATCTTTTGATTTTTTCGTAAATAGCAGATATTCTTCGGTTTATAGTCCGGTCAGAAACGCCGATAGAAAACGCTATTTCCTGTATTGATTTCCCTTTAGAACATTGAACAAAAACTTTTTCCTCTTCTTCTGTAAAATTGGCATTTTTTAAAATCTCATCAAGTTCTGGCTTAGTCAGTTTCGATAACTTCATAAGCCATTCCTCCACTACTTACATTTCTTAACGTAATCAACAACACTTATATTAGGATATGCTGGTCTTCTATAATTTATTACTGCTTTCTCATGCGGCTTTAATTTTTCAAGCCCGTTATAATGTTTCTGACCGTCCATCTTCATTATTTTTCTTGTTCTTCCGTATTTTCCGTCCATTACCACCAGCCACTTTCTCCCGTCCTGTGATCCGCATGAATGAATATCACCGGCCGTGTTCCGTCAGAGCCATCATTGATAATCTCCAACTCTCCGATGTAGTTGAAATCCTCTGCCGTATCCAGGTACACTGTCAGGCTGACTTCGCCGCCCAACACCTCATCCACACGTTGTGACACTGCCTGTTTAAACTCCGCCGTATCCGTGATATCCGGCTTTTCCACCACAATCGGTGTCGGTTCTTTCACTTCCTGCTTTTCAGCGCATCCGGTTAATGCTAGGGATGCCATCAGGATGGTTAATGCTCTATTTATTCTGTTCATGTATTTGCCCGCCTTCCTCTTTTTGTTTTATACTTCAAGTAATCGCTTTCACCATATGTTCCCTTGTGCAGTTTTCGCAAAGCAGACCCTAACCCATTTTCAATATCTTTTTCTGTACGATCATGTGTATCTTCCACTTCGCCAAGAATAGTTATTGCTTGCCCTGTATACATGATAAGCTGCTCAATCTCCTGCTCTGTAAAATAAATGCTACGTCCCATCTATCATACCTCCCTGTATGGTTCCGGTAATGGCATCCAAGCTATTACATCGTCCACTGCATCGTCGGCATCGTCTTTCCACTCTATGCCATCCCAATACGCGCTAAACGGTTGCATAACGTGTCTACACTGCACAATGTAGCTATCAAAAGAATTGACCTTTGATTTCTTCGGCAGTCTCTCGCTGCATGGAATCCATCTTCCGAACTCTTCTTTTTGTTTTCCATTCACCCATCCATCTTTCACGTCATCTATTGCTGACTCCAACCCAAGCAAATATGCTTCTTTCTCTTCATCACAGCAAAAGCTCACATCATGTCTTTCCCTTTCTATTTCACCTACTACTTTATCCACATCGTAAGCTGTAGGAACATGCTCGACTGCATCTATTGTCCTAAGTTTCTGCATGACCGTAACATGCTTTAATCTTTGAATTTCTTTAATGACATCATCTTCGTTAATAAGTCTCATCTACTTTTCCTCCACAAGTTCAAACCTATATTTTTGCTTCACATCCGGATATTTGCCGTGATCCACCTCGCTCACGAACATTCCGTAAGGTCTGCTCCATACAGATCCGTCTTCGCATTCATAGACTACGTAAAACTGCCACGGTGCTTCTGTGTCTTGGCTAATATGTAGAACTTTGACCGTCTGCCCCTTGAAATGTCTGTATACTTGTCCTGCTATAACATTCCGATTGTTATCAACCGGGATTTTCCGTTTGAAATACTTCTCGCATTCCGCAAGATCGCAATTATCATAGTCCAACGGACTCTCATCATCCCATTCTCCTATGTCGGCTTCTTCCACGTGGATATGCTGATGCACCATGTCGTAAAGGGCGTAGCTGATAACGTCTTCTATTACGCTTAATCTATACAAATCGTCCGGATCCACCAGATATCCGCTGATTTTAAATATCTTCGCCATATTAATTCTTCTCCTCTTCTAACAGTTCAGGATTGTCATAGATATTGCCAATGACTATAACTTTATTTTCCCAATAACCAAGCTCTTTTCTGTATAAACTTTCTTCCGGAAATTCAATGTAAAATCCTTGGTTAGTATCTGTAATACTAAAGCCGGCTGTGTACAATCCGAATTTCACCTCTCCACAAACACCCGCACTATCTTTCACGAAATCTCCCTCAAAGATTTTCTTTCCATTTTTGTCGGTTAATCCTGTATACTGGCAAATGGTATTTCCATCAACCAGAAATTCACACTCAAGGCTTTTATCATAGATATAATTCTCGTCACTAAGATAGCCATGCACCCATGTTCCATCAAGATGCTCATTACCTGAAATTGCATGAATATGTTTCGCTCTAAAAAGTATTTCTCTATTCATAACTGTCCACTACCTCCAACTTCTTCAAAATATCAATCACCCACAGCGCTTCGTCGCTCCATTTTACCATTGGGAAATAGATATCCAGGCTACAAAGATTTTTGCAAGTAGCACCTCTCCAATAGGTAGTAGTTCTTATCGGTATAGTTGTATATGCATATAGGTCCCCGTTTTTATCTCTTGCCATATATTTATAGTCTTTAAGATAGTCCAGAAACGCCCTGTCTTTCTTTGATATCTTCGGCTGTTCAATGTATTCGGATTCTGCCCATTTTCGTATAGCTTCACAACAGTCCCAGGTGCCACTGAAGAAGCAATCATCACAGTTTAAATCAACGCATTCTGTTAAACACTTGTCAGCTTTTCTCATTGCTAACTTTTCACAACTACACGCAATATCTAATATCTCTTTCGCAAACTTTTCTCTATTTTTCATATCATTCCACCTCAATTCCTATATCTTCTTTTAGCATCGTCTCAATGTCTTCCAGACTGATATAACCTCTGTTGTAAGAGTCCAAAATATCCCGAAACTTGTCCACAAACCGCCCAACACGCTTTTCACCAAAGTCGAACGCCTGATTCAGCGCCAGACATCCGATCATCATGAACAGCTTGTGAGATGCGACTATAAGGTTATCAGCATCACGGCGGTTTAATACCTTATTCCGCTTATACGCCTGTTGTTTGTTGTTAAAGTACTTCATCTTCGCTCCTATCCTCATTAAATGGGCAGTCAGCACAATTGCTAACTAAGTTACCGTTTTCGTCTACTCTGTAATCGTCACCATACGCTCCGCATTCATAGCAGTAGTCATCATATAAGCTATCCATCCTGTCCGATCTCCTCTCTTATCTTTTCCGCAATTGCTTCCATCACATTGACAGTAACTCCATTGCCACTCTTCCATAGCCTTAACGCCATTGAAATTCTTTGTTGATTTTTCCCATTTACTTATCATCTTCATATTTGAATTCACATTTAACCTGTCTAGCTGAAACAATCATGTTCACGAAATCATCTGCATGGTTAATCTCGATCTTTGCTGGAATTCCATAGGCATCAAACATCTTAATTTCATAATGGTCGTCCATTAATTCCAGCACATCAGCAAAATTGTTATCCTCATCTGGGAAACCATCCAAAATATCTCTGATTTCATCTTCGATGTCCGACAGCAATGAAATCATTGGAACATTGACTGTTCTATGTGGAATTACAAGTCTTCTGGTTGCCTCTCCGCAAGTCAGAAGTAACTCGTATTCACACTCATAATAACCTTCTGTCAGATAGCCACTTTCCGGAAATTCATCAGTCACTGTCGGTCTATTCTTACTGCTCTCCTGTATATCATACGGGACATAATAGTCAATCACATTCTTCTCTTCTAGCGTTTCACGACTAAAGACGGTATGCTCTTTTTCTAACAATGTGACGTTATCCCAGAATCTATCAAATTCCACTGTATTACCATTTTTATTGTCTAGCTTAAAGAATGATTCGAATTCTCCGGTATCAACATTCTTTCTGCCGATTCTATCCGCATAAATATCCGGAATTGCTATTCCTCTGCATTCAAGTTCAAGTTTATTTGGTAACACCAAACCTTTCGCTTCTAAATCTTCTCTTGCTATTCCTGTTAATTTCATAATTCGTTCCTTTCTCGACAACCGACTACCGAGTGATAATCGGCTGTCTGATTAACTAACCTTTATAATCTTCAAAGCGTTCACAAGCATAGAAGGCAAATCTTGAATTAACCCAACGTTGCATCCTCTTCAATGGATCACGTTTCTTTAATTTGTATTTATCGTAAATCATCACATAAGGCGAATATCCCAATTCTCTTAATGTATAGATTCGTTCTAAATCTTGTTCTATCGTTGTGTTGAATCCGCATAAAAGATATACTGTCATCTTCCGTCTGCCCCATCCTGTCAATTCCTTAAACATCTGAAACTTTGGAACAATGATATCTTTATCCTCATATCTATCCCACGCAAAATGTATCTGTTTTATCTTCATTTGTTTGATATATTCAGCTTTTTCTTTAGTCATAATTCTTATGTCGCAACCTTGAGAAAAATCTATCCACGCCTTGCTATCTATTAGCTGTTGGCTTAAATCTTTCCAGTCTTTACAAGCAAACATATTCGGATCAAGTAACACTATATTTTTCTGTCCATCCCAAAACTCCGATAAATCAGCTACTTTTCTGCTTCTCTTTCCCTCTTTATCTTTCACTATGCAGAAATCACAACCTCTAGGACAACCCCTTGTCAAAAAACCATATGCCGTATCTTTGCATAGTTCTGGATAGATACTGTAATCTGGATAAATATGCTCTACATCGTACGGTAAAGCACCGCCACCACTCGGATATTCATAACCAGTACCACCTTTGATTATTTCTCCAGCGCACACTGGATGCTGGCAATCTTCTGTGAATGTAAATACTTTACTCATATATACTCTGTCAGGTTCATCAAACCATGCTGTGAGCGGATCGTACCATTCGACTTGATCCCCATTCTTCTTATGCCATGCTGATAATTTCATCAGTGGAAGATTCGGGAAATTGTGACCATCTACATCAATTAGTGCTACTCTCATGATTTTTCTCCACGTTTACCAATATCTAAAATACAATGCATATATCTTTTGTTCCCACTCGCACCGGGATAAAAGCTCATCAAAATCCTTTTCCGGCATGAACTTTATCCCGTAATGCAATCTGGATATGAATTTATATAATTCTTCAAACATTGCTACTCCTTGTATTTCTCCATAATCTCCATAATTGCTTTCTCCATCCCTCTTCTGAATCCACCTATTCCAGCGAACCAATCAATAAGTTCCATTCAGCAAATCTCCTTATACCTCTATATCCTCATCTGCCGGGAACCGGAATATCATAAAGCCATTATGTTTCCCCCATGTCCAACGGCACTCTTCCATAGCTTTGATTGCTTTTTCTTCGGTAGAATACTCTGCAATTACAGTATTAACGATAATCCCTTCGACACCAAAAAAGTTTTTACTCATAAGATATATTTTTTCTTTGCATCTCTGCAACGCAGCTTGCTCATAAGGAATGTCATAGCATCCATCCTGACTAATTACTCTCATCGCCATCCTCCTTTACGTAATCCGGGCATTCTTCCATGTGTTCAGATTCCTCGCATTCCAGACAGCATTTATGGTTTTCTTCGTCAAACGCACACACACTTCTACAACCCATATCTTATAACTTTCCTTTCATCAGCTCTTCAACATATAAATCCATGCCGTGCATCAGCTTTATACAATTTCCGTGTGATGCATGATTCTTCCATGCTCCATATTTCTCATAAAATTTCTTTTCGGTCATTTTTCCAGACTTAACTAATTTCACCCATATTCTTATTTTCTTCCGAATTTTCCTCTTATTTTCTCCTGTAAGCTTTCTTATGTACTTTCCATCGTCAGTGATATAATGATGAAAACCAAGAAATCTAATTCCTTTACGGATAGGAACAATTTGTGTCTTACCATTCAATTCCAAGCCAAGTGTATTTAGCATTTCTCTTATGTGTTCCAGGCAAAACTTTAAATACGCCTTGTTATGATGGATTAAATAAAAATCATCCATATACCGACCGTATAAATCAATACCAAGTTCCCCGGTAATCATGTGATCCATTCCATCAAGCATTAACAATGCATAAACCTGTGCCACTTGATTTCCAAGAGGTAGTCCAGGATTGTCAGAATTATCAATAAAACATCTGTTAAGCCATTTCGTAAAATCTTCATCGAAATAATAATCAAGAATGTCTTTCAGTAATTCGTGATCTATTTCATAAAAGAAATGACGTATATCGCATTTCAATATCCAGCCATCACATCCATGAACTTTATAAAATTTCTCCATGTGATTCTTTAATCCATTTATTGCAAATAACGTTCCTTTTCCAATTTGTCCGGCCGAATTATACTTGATAAATACATTTTCTAATTTGGGGTGAAGGATGTTGTCACAGAAGCAATGCTGCACAACCTTATCTTTAAAAGAACATGATTCTATCACTCTTTCTTTCGGCTCATATATTTTGAACCTGTTTAAATTGTCTTCTTTATAACTTTGATTTTCCAACTGCTCTTTTATCAAATAAATTCCATCTAATGCCATTGTTGAAAACTTAGCAGTGCTTGTATTAAATCCCTTACCAGACTTTGCTTTTCGGTAAGCCTTATACAGATTGTCAAAATCTGCGACAACATCCTTATCCATTTGTACTCCTTTATATTTACCTCTGAGAGGAAGGTCTTCTTTCTTTTTGTATCTATTATTCTGATTTCGGCTTTATGCCTACTCTTACCGCCTGTAATACAGAATGGGCGCACCCCGTTATTGTTGTTGCAATTATTGTTGTTGATATTGCCACGCGGCGAAACAACCAAATTTACAAAAGAAAACCTAAAACATATTTATCTTTTTCTGTCTTTAGTTCTCCAAGCAATCGCCATATGTTTCACATCAGATACTATTTTTGACCAATATTCCATGCTTTTCCCATTCAAAATATTTAAATCATGCGACATTTCTATATAAAACAGTAATTCATCACAATATGTAATTGCTTTTGTCTGTAATTCCAGCCTATCTCTTTTGTAATCTCTGATATCCGTTCTATTTGCTTCAAACAGCATCTCATATATTTCCATTGACTTATTCTGCATCTTATCCACTAATGAAAATCTATATTTTTTAGGATATCTATTTGCATTGCTGGTTAATCTCAATGTATGAGTAGCCAGTTCTTTTGCTTTTAAGATTACTCTTAATTCGTTATCTGCCATTTTTACTCCTATTCTGATTCAAAGATTGAAGAAGAAAAGATACAAACTGGGCGCACCCCGAGATTGAGGTTGCAATGATAGTTGTTGACAAAGCCACGCGGCGAAACAACCCGTACCAATAGCGAATCATCATTGCAAATCGTGCTATCAGGAGTCAGTGTCCACCAATAGTCGCCAGTGTTCGGAAGTAATTTTCTGTATTTTCTATATTCATCAAATGTAATAATAGAAACATAGTCTTCGCAAATTCCGTATTCCGTTTGCCCATCCATTGAAGTTAAATCGCGATCAAACTTGACAAGTGCATCTTCTCCAACATCTTCTTCAATTTTCTTGCGAAGTTTCGTGTTAAGGTAATTTCTAAGTTCACTGATTTTCCAGTCATTTTTACTATTATCGAATGTTTTATCTTCTCCGTAAAAATCTTCTGAAATCACAAGATATCCTTTTTCCAGATTGTCCAGAACCAACCATTTGATTCCAGCTACTTCTACTGTATTTCCAACTTCCAGCTTCTGGTATTTCTTTCTAATCTGTTCATATTCTTCATTTAATTTTTCAAGCTTTTTACCAAATTCGGTTAACGTCATCATAATTAATCCTCCTTTACTCGTGATACAAAGAGATTAGATTTTAAGATACAAACCGGGCGCACCCCGCAACTGTTGCAAAAATTGCTGCTGATACGGCCACGCGGCGAAACAATTGCAGCAGTACGTCCATATCCTCTTTCTTTCGTGCTCCAAGGCGTACATGTCCAGTACCAATCCGTCAACTTTTCATTCACCAACAAATCATTATATTCGCGTGCTTCATCAAATGTCAGTGGTCTTACTTTAGTCAAAAGTTTTTCAAAAGCTTTCTGACCGTCAACTGTTACCAGTCCAGCTTCGTTTTCGCAAATATTTTTTTCTCCAAATTCAGAAATAAACTCATCGAGAATTTCTCCATCTAACTTTTCTCTTAATGATGACTTCTTGTAATCATTGCAACTAGCATCAAATATCTCGCCTTGCATATACAATTCCTCAGTGATAATTACAGCACAATCTTCTTTCTGTTCCAGAACAATAAAATTTCCAATTCCTGTTGAAAATTTATCGCCTGGTTTAAGATCTGCAAGCATAACCAAGTTCTTTTCATGCAGTTCTTCCAAGATTTTAACTAACTCTTTAGCTACAGATAATGCATCCTTTTTCATAATCATTTACCTCTCTTTATTTTCTTTCTCTTCTTTTTACTGCCAGAATATATAAATGCATTCATATTACCAGGCTTTTTAACTTTCTCTAAGATCATCCATCAACTCTCCTAATAACTTCGCAGTTTTCTCTGACATTTCCTCAGATTCGCGTTGCCCTTCCTCAATCAAAGTTTTCTTCTTGTCAATCAGCTCTCTATTTTTCTGAATAAGTTTTGCTGTATCTGAACCATAGTTCACGTTATCAATCAATGCCTTCGCATTGTCGGAATACTTTGAATTATTCACCGAACTCTCTTTAACGGCTCTATATGTACGCATAAAATTTGATGATGCAACCTGTTCGTTGTAATTTTCATCCAACGCCCATTGCCTTAACTGCCCTGGCGAACCTACAGCCATTTGTACCAATTCCGGCAACTTTTCAAATTCCGAAACAGAATTGTATCCGCTATTTCTAATCGCGTTACTTACAAGCGACCACGCTGAAATCTCATTAAGATGATCTGGAACTGATATGATTTTTATTTGTTTAACAAGTTGTCCGATACTAGGCGCAAATCCAGATTCATCAGACCTTATATAATTCTTCAATGCCATGGATACCAAAGAATAATCAAAATCATTTAATGCATCAAGCCAAATATTTGCGGTCGCATCCACGTTTACTAGCTTAAAATTAGGATACGCAACCATAATAGTTGCCAATATCTTTTTAGTTTCCTTCGACGTCATTCACATCCTCCTCTTCTACCATGATGCTGCCAAGTAAATAATCAAGCTGAGATTCTTGCTTGTTGAAATCTCTCGAAGAATATCCTGCATTTTTTTTCTTCTCTCTTTCAACAGCATCAAAAACCCATTTTCTCATTGCTAAATTGTGATTCTTTGCCTTGTAGCCTTTCATCTCAATATATTCATCAAGAAATTTTATTGCATCTCGAGTTTTTGATTTCCCATAATCAAAAACCAGTTTGTCAAACTGCTTATCAGTCAGAAGAACATGACCATATTCTCCATGCCTGTGCTTCGCTGTTTTATCTGATACCTTTTGCTTTTCTTGTTTTTTGAATTGTTTTTCTTTTAACTGGTAATTATCCCAATTAACAACGGTAATAAGCGTTTTCTTGTTACTAGACCGTTTTTCAATCTGCTTTTCGCTTTCTAGGAATCGCAACACTCGATTTACTTTACTTGGATTTATTTTCAAGCTGTCGCCTATCTCTCTTAATGTAGTTAAAAATTGTCCCTCTGTTATATCGATAAGTTCTCCACCAAACCACTGTTCTTCCGAAGAGTAAGACGCTTTCAGGAGTATCCAACACCATATCGCCAAATGGTCCGCATCCTTAACGCAAGCATTGTTTTCCAGAGTTTTCCGATGCAGTTTTATCCACCCTTTGGTATCATTCATTGAACCCAATCTCCTCAATCTCAACAACAACTCTTGGGTTGATTGAATCTAAATATGTATGAAACTCGCTGTCATAAACATCGTTCCACCCGTCATTAGCAATTGACTTCTCCTGTTGTAATGCGTCTAAGAATGATTTTTCACACGAAGAATACAGATTACTTCTGTCATGCATCCTATTCTTTGCGTATAGGTAATAAGTACATTTAATCGGTGTATTAAGTTTCACGCCTTTCAGACTCGCCCTAATTGCCTTTCTGCAAACTAAATCATTTGCACTCTTCACAGCATTCCGATATTTTTTCGTCCGTCTGTCGTAAATCCTGCCACCAAGTAACTCATTCAATCCTTTGATTGGAAAATTACCATGCTTCCCATTAATAGTTACAACATATTTCATTCAACCACCTACTTATCTGCTTTTTCGGCTTTCTCTTCTTCCTCTTTCATAAGTTCCGAAATCTGGCTTGCCGTCTTAGGCTGTTCAAACCAATCAGAAACAGTTGTCTCTTTCTGGTTAATTCCATTGTAAATACCGATATAATCAGCCACTTCATCCGGTGTCATAGCTTCGATTTTGTGACCGAGTCTTTTCTCAATCATTTCCTGAGTAACGCCTTTTTTACTAAAATAGACAACCAACTGTTTAATCCTGTCAGAAAGCGGCATGTCATTTGATCCAGCAAGTGTTTTCTTGCACTCTGCAATGCAATCTTCAACTAAATCTGGAGGCAGAATAGCCAAAATCCTACTTCTCAAACGTCTTGCTCCATCGTTCGCGGTTTTTTCATAAATATCTCTCTGTGATGTAAGTCTGCTATTTCCTTGCCTTGTCTCTCTAATGTGCTCAACCGTAAAGTTCTGGCTTGAAACCGTATTGGTCTCTAAATCCCATGCATACGCCTGCATTTCAGATTTTCCTTCTTCATGAGATAATTCTTTAATTCCGTAATCCATGTTTCCGTAGCAACGCGCCATTTCTTCCGCAAATCTTATTGTCACACCACTAACCATCTCTCTACCTCTTGGATAGCTAAAAAATGCTTTTTCCGCAAATCCCTTTCTCTTGCAAGCTTCCAACGCTTTTGCATAAGCCTGTAGATAGTTTCTTGGAAACTGCTTGGCAAGAAGCAACTTTCCCTGAGCTTCTGTAATCGCTCTGTGAGCTTCAATAGCCACAGTTCCCTGATTCAAATTTTCATAGTTTCCTACAGGTACTGTCTTTACTTCAATCGGATATTCTTTCAACTTTTCTTTATCAGACATATTAGCCTCCTATTCAAACTCTTTTTGTAACCACTTTGGCAATCCAAGATTCTGTACATCTCCATCAGCGCCCATATATCCATACCAATTACCAGTAGTTTTACAGTCGTGATATATTTCCATCAAATCATGAAAAAGTTGCTTTCCTTCTCTGACCATGAACTCATCAGCTTGTAAAATGTTGATTGCGTATGGTGGTTTCTTTTCTTGCGCTATAAAGATGAACGCCGCATCATGACCAGTATTCGCTTTATAGCCCTCCAAATACATTCCTGCCTGCAAGTCATAGCCACGTTTTATAGCTTGTCTCCTAAATGCTTCCATTTCCGCATTTTCAGTTGTTTTATAGTCAACAAGCACATGCTGATCTCCTATAATAACGATATCATCCGGTCTGCACTTGCATTCTTCTTCTGTATCTTTGTCTACCCAAAAAAAGCTCTTTTCATGTTCGCCATCAAGTAACCTTTTTGCGAATTTATTCGAGTAAACAACTGCTGCCATTTCTTTTATTTTTTCAAGGTCATCGTTCAAAATCTCTATCTTTCCACCATTTTCTTTAAGCCAAGATGCATATTCTCTTTTCCCATCGGTTGTTCTTCTGTCTATATTTGGCATTACAGTAAAATCATTCCAAAAGTCATCGTTTTCTAATACATACTTGTGGCATGCAATTCCAAACATAAGTGACGGTGTTGACTCTTCTGGATTCTCCAAATAATACTTAAAATGCAACGGAGACTTCGTTATTTTGAACAAATCTGACTTGCTGATTGCAGGATACGCTCTGTATTCTTTCTGAGTCATTGTTCTTCCAAACATCCATCATCCTCCTGTATGATTTTTTTAATAATAGACATAGAATCATAACTGCCATTTTCAGCCACAGACTTGATCGCTATGTATTTTCCTTTGATTTCCATCAGCTCAAAGAATAGCGACGCTGGTATTTCTATTTTTGGAATATCAATAATCATCTCACAAAACCTCCTTGTATTCCGCATCCAGACAATCCTCGCAGATTCCACCATCCAACGTGTAGAGAACATCTCCCTCGTACAAAGGGCATCCACATCCGTTGCAATAGCATTCCGGCTCTACTTCCTGTCCAGAATCTAATTTCCATTCATCATAATTAGGTATTTGTTCCATTGTGTCTTCTCCACCACTCTTCCAAGTCCATCCTATTAGGTTCTCTTATCTGTAATCTGTCGTAAATCATCTTCCCGTCATATTTGACTCTGATTCTTCCATCTTCCCAGACCTCTACAGACTTCGTATCAACTTTTCCAAGCTTGTCCGTCACGTAGAACGCTTCTGCTTTTCTTGTAACCAAGTTGCTTCCTGGTACGCTGACATGAAGACTGTCAATTCCGTAAAACTCTGCCAGTTCTTGCAACTCAGCTAACCGCTTGGCAATCAACAAGCCAACTCTTTCCCACGTTTCTTCGTTCATTCCGCACGCTCCTTAATTAAAAATCCAATCATAAACACAGTCGTCCAGAAAAATCCTTTGATAATCCATGAAAAAAGGTTGTCATCTGTCGCATTTTCCGTTGCCCCGACAGTTCCGACCATGCAGAACCAGCCGACAATTATCATCATTATTCCCGCTTTTCTTACCATCTCAACCTCCTGAACTTGTCTACTCGTTTCTGTATGCCTTTTTTGTTAATGATTATCAGTGACATATCTGTTTCACTAACAATTCTCCAATCATCAACTTTCAGACCGTGTGCCGACAAACATTCTTTCTGCCATCGTTTAGGTTTCTTACTTTGTTTCATCGTTATCATCCTTTCCTTTACCGCTGTAGACGATTGCAAAAAGAATAATAGAAATAATCTCAACTCCAATAGTTGCAAGAACTCCTGCTAAAAATGGATTAATATACATTCAACTCACTTCCTTCCTATTTATATAGATAACTTACAGTCCAAAACTCAACTGGCTGTTTTCTGCGTCAATCTCTTCTTTCAGATACATCGGAAGAACATAGTCTTCGATAATCTTCACCGCCAAATCACATTGACTGCGTTTGATTGCCTTGTATGTGTTTACTCCGAACTCTCTTCTGAGCTGAGCGTCCACATCACTGTAGACCTTATGCATCAGACTCTTATTCTTGTATGCCGGAGCTTTCTTACCACCCATCAGCGGAACCACTTTCTGATTCTTCGCTCTGGTAATCCTCTGGCATTCCAGCGCAAGCAACGGTATGTCCTCTTTGAAATTCTGCAAATCATTATCAACTCGCTTGATTTCTTCCTTGACTTCCAGTGTGCCTTTCGCTACGATCTGCAACTGTTCTTCAATGGTCATCGGCATCTTATAGTTTCCAGTTTTTCTAATCGCCGGAAGAACTTCTGATGTTACCCAGTGTTTGAATCTCTTGGCTGATTCCAACTTGCTACCGAAGATTAAAGCGTATAAACCGGATTCATTGATTACAGTCTGATTCGGGTTTCCTCTTTTTCCGTCGGAAATCACGACGGTATTCTTATCTTCATCAGAAACATGCGTTGCAAGCGCGTCTCTTGTGTTGGAATATCCCAAAGCTTCCGCAACATCTTTTCCCACGAACCACGGTTCATTATCAATTTCAATTGCCCGAATGTCTCCGAACTCTTCACTGTTAAAAACGTTTATTTCTCTCATTACTCTCCTTTCTATGTTATAATTCCTCACAAGGAGGTGATACTATGTCAGTGTCTGCAAATCGTTCCGCAACTGGTTTCTGCCCTACACAAGGCAAGACTGAAACTGTATATGGGAACTACATCGATGATGGTTTTGACGGTTACGCACTCGGCACAATTTCCTGTCCTTACAAGAATCTCGCAAAAGAATGTAAGGAAAATCCGTGTCCGTTACGCAAGTTGTTTCCGGAAACCATTTAATTTTTAGAGAGGGCGTCTATTCGTCCTCTTTCCCCATTTCTGGAAGCATTAATCCATATCCCTCATAACCTTTTTGCATCGCAAGAGCATCTGCATCTACTGCAATGTCAAATGCGTTAAGATCTAAAAGCAATCTTGGAATTGAATTTGTCCCATCATGGCTCAAATTCCACGAACGAACACCTCTCAATTTTTTCCCATCTAAATACACTTCTGTAAATGTTCTTCCCAATTCTTTACAAGTACGTATTTCAATATGTGAAAAATTATCCTTGTTCATCTGATTCTCCTTTCCTACTCAATAAAATAAGAAATAGCTACGCCGAAATAATCAGCAATTTTAATCAGCTTATCTGTTTTAGGCATTGACTTTCCCGACTTCCAGTCAGAAAAAAGATTTCTTGGTAACCCAATCTCTTCTGAAATCTTATAAAAAGAAACGTCTCTTGATTTCGCCATTGCATCAAGCTTATTAAAACTTTCAATTCTTTCTGCTTTATTCAAATCCTCACATCCTTTCTTTACGCTAGTTAGGATTTTCTGTGCAATAAATTTGCCTGTTCCATTAACAGTTTTTTGTTTATAAATCCTAACTATATATTGATTTTAGTTCGGAAATCCTATATAATACTTATTGGTTAGATATGTATTGTTCGGGTTTCTTAACTTGTTTTAAGTATAGTAAAGGAATCTTTATTTGTCAATCCCTTTTGTTAAAAAATCCGAACTTTTTTTGAAAGGAGTTTTTATGTACAATAGGTATTGCGAATTAAAGAAATTAAAAGGTTATAAAGATGCAGATATTGCAAGAATTAGTGGTGTTGCAAAATCCACCCTTTCCGACTGGAAGCATGGAAAATCTATTCCAAAACAAGATAAATTAAAATCTATTGCTGATTGTTTAGATGTTACTCTGGATTATTTGGTAAACGGAGAGGAAAAAGAAACAGAACTTCCAGACCAAATGGATTTGTGGAACATAGTTAAAAAGGATAAAGATATGCTAAACGCATTAGAGAAGTATATCTCTTTATCAGATGAAAAGAAGAAACATATTATTGATATGATAAATTTATTAAGTGAGGATGAATAATTTATGACTATTGAATACAAAAAGTCCTATGGATTATGTGATAAACACGGTCAAAAGATTACTATTAAAATAAAATTCTTTATTGATGAAACTCTTGAGGGAATTGATATTGTTAAAGACAAAATAGAGCACTGCCCTCTCGACCCACACCACCAGTGCAGAAGAGAACAATGCCCCATCTGGTTAAAAGCTGATTTTAATTACAGAAAATAGAATCTCCATCGATCAAAGTTATTTCGCTATGCTCGTATCCTTTTTGCCGGACAACCGCATAACTGTCTATAGATATATCCAGTGCGTTTAAGTCAATCGTAAGCGTTGGAAAAGGATTCATAGCGTTTTTTCTGTATTCAACACTGCGAACACCGTGTATCACGTTTCCATCAATCTTTAATTCTGTAAGCAAACCATCTTCGGAAGATTTAATTTCAATTCTGGAATGAGCCAATATTATACACCTCGCTTACTATATTTATTTTGTACAATTTCTTTTTTCTCGTCAACCACACCCAAAACCGCCTTGTAGATATAAACAAGTATATCATACCTCTCAACATTTTTCACCATTTGAATAATTTGCTGACGATAATTTTCCTTTTTTTCATTACAATTTTCCACAAGAATCCCTCCAATGTCTGACAAAATCCTTTAGCGGCAATCCAATTACAAAACGTACGTTCTTGTATGTCAATATGCATTTTTGTTTGACATTATGCACAAAAAAGCGGTAAAATATATTATATATTATTTGATACGGAGATAGTGAAATGCCGTACACCATCCCCGTTTGCCAGAACTTGATACCCTCAACTTATAAGGGATGATTATATTGTAATCCAACGATAGGGGGAATTAAATATGTTGAGAGAAGAAAACCGCATTGATATTTCGACAAATTTAACGGTCTGTCAAAATGGTGATTTTATGGAGTCTCTACGACACAATTTGAGTATGTACATAGATACGCCAGAAATCACAATAAAAAATCTTTCTGAAGCATCAGGTGTTCCGTTTTCAACGCTTAATACTCTTCTTTACGGAACTTCTAATAATGTCAAATTATCCACTGTAATCAGCCTTGCAAAGGCACTTGAAATAAGCATTGATGAATTAGTAGGCTCTGACACAATGGAGCCGAAAATGAGAGAATCTGTGCGTATTGTAAGAGGTCTGCCAGAGCAGTCACTATACCTAATAAGATACTTTATACGGCATCAACAGAAAATATACCAATCTTTTGATTCTAAGGGAAAATATATATCCGTTCTTCGCCCTCAAATAGTTAATGGAGTGATCGCTACAACAAATGCTGTCGATCCAATGGCAATAAAAGATGTCCCAGAAGATGTCATGTCAAGAGCATATCTCGGATTAAAAATACCATGTGATTTTTATATGCCATATTATCTTCCTGATGAAATTGTGCTTTTAGCAGCAGACAGATTGGCATTGGATGGGGAACGTTGCGTGATTACCGAAAACGGTGCTATTCACATTGCAATTAAGAAAAAAATATATGAAAACGGCACTATGCACTGGAAGTATTCGCCATTAATGACGGACAGTGCATACATACCGGATGATATGATTGTAGATAAAATTGGATATGTAATAGGATTCCTTAATTCAGACGGAAGCTGGGGAGTCCGGTAAATCGGAGGCTGCCATAATGGTCAGTCTCCGTTTTTTATTTTAATTTATATGTTGGCTTCTCTTCGCCAAATAGCCAGTATCTTATATAATCATCAAGGATTATCCCGACCAACGAAAGGAAATACCATATAGCGCAGAATGGCAAGCATATCTGACCAAGCACATTAAACGGAACATTGCTATAATCCCATACATTCCATTTGAGAATGATATTAACAATAAATCCAGTAACAAATTCCAAGCATGTAATTATCGACATCCCTATAGCCATCTGCTTATACAATGGCATACCCCACTGAATATACTCATTGATGCACCCTATCATATAGAATGCCAAACCGCCAACAAGAAACATTGTCCAGTGAGAATAACCACGGTATAACATTTCTATGGATGTATAAATCAAGCCACCTATCGCAATAAGGATAAATGGCTTGACAATCTTACGCATTCTGTACGGCATATAAATCTTTCAGAACTTCTGACTGGTATTCCTCAGGAATGTAAATGCCGTAATATACAGATTCCACACTTGCTTTGTCCTGCATACTATTGATATAAATACGCAAGTCTCTAAACATTGTAATATGATATGTTACCAATGCAAGTGCTGTGTCAACAATGATTTTCATATCATTATTACTATAATATTGGCAGTGTTCTGACTGGTCTGATGTATGCCACGGGATTTTCTCTTTTCCCTTTTCCACTTCTGTCTGTAATCCCATAAGTGAAATCTGGTCATTAGTAGTAAGGGTAAAGTGATGTGTTGCGCCATCCGACAGCTTTACATCGATACCGTTCTGTATCGCCTCTTGCTGCTTTGCATTCATTTCTGCAATTTTCTGAGCCTTTAATTCTTCCAGTGTAACCTCCACAACTGGATCTGGTGTTGGTGCAACAGGCTCAGAATACACACTGCCATTATTTGACAGCTGGTAACCATTGTATGCTTCTGTCTCGCTGTCATTCCGATACATTGTAGTATATCCTCGATAAGATGCACCGCCAATATCGACAGTGCATTTTTCATCAAGGTACAAATTAAATCCGCTAGTATTCACTTCTTTCGTATTAGCAAACTTTAAAGTAATAATATTCCCATTTGGAATAACAGATGCTTTGTATACTTTTCTTGTTCCCAAAAATTTAATGTATGCCATGTTGTTTCCTTTCTTTTTGCCCCTACTGCTTGTTCAGCCATTTCTGAAACGCTTTTACGGTTGCTGGTCCCATGCTTCCATCTACCGACACACCAAGCCAGCTCTGGAACTTCATGACAGATTTTCGCCCGAAGTATCCGTCTGCTGTCGCTCCAATTCGTCTCTGGATAGCTCTGATCAGATTAGATCCGGTTGCACGACCACTAACAAACTGCCAGCTTCCGGTATAAGCATTCGCCAGATACCTCTTGTTGCTGATCGGTTGGCCAGAGACGATGCCGTCCTGCACTGTTCCGAATACTTTTTGAGCTTTCTTTGTTGTGGCTACGCCCCAGCTTCCATCCACTGCGATCTTACCACTCGTAGCAGGTTTAGATGAAGTTGACTCTCCTGCATATCTACCCTTTTCGATGTTTGTGGCAGTATGGTATGCATCGTTCAATAGTATATCTCCCGGTAATAGGTAATCTGGACTTGTTAAATACTTAGAGTCTGTCAATACCTGGAATCCAGCATTCTTAAATCCAGAACGCATATTCCCTGTGTAGCTTGCGTTGATGTTTTTCAGAGCTTTGATGTTAAGTAAATAGCCGGTTGCTCTTACGTTAGCAATAACACCAGCCGAGCAGTCAGCTTCACAAGCTACTGTAATCTTTGATGGGTCATATCCAGCTTTCTGAAGCTGTGACCAGTACGTATTTCTCTGGCTCTGGTCATAGCCGATTTTGTTGTTTCTTGCGGCTTTTACCCCTAAATCTGCAATGGTCGCTCTTACATTAGCGTTAGGATGTCGTAAAACACAATTCCAAGGTCTCTTGTACCATGTTCTTAAGTACCACTCAGTACCAGTCTGGTCGCCTGCTTTTCCACCGCTGTAACGATTGTTTTCATCGTGTCCGCTATTTGATATTAAACTCATAACTACTCCTTTCCGATTTAAAAACACATAAAAATAAGACCTCTCGGTCTCGCTCGTATCTCCATGTATTCACCTCTGCTAGTTCGCTAAAGCCCCATTTAGCAATTTTTTTCATCGCCAATATCCATCAGATCATTATACTGTTCCTCAGTAATCCTGCCCGTGGCGAAGAAAATGTCAATCTTATTCTTCAGATCTTCTGTCAGACCGTTTCTTTCCTTTAATTTTTTCAGTGTCTTGTATAACATAATCATACCTCCAATTCTGTTAATGCTACTGCATATTCACTGTTAACATAGGCTTCTGCTGATTGTATATCCATGTCATAGATATAATCACGATTGTCGTTGAGTTGCTGTTTTACATAGTTCCATCCATTAGCCATGCTAATCGGGTAGTTAAATACTGTATATCCGTCTAACTGGTCGGATGTGACGGAGATGTTGGTTACTGGGTAGTTGGTGACAAGGGTTCGCAATTTAGCTTGTATACCCCCCGGAAGAGGCTCAAAAAACGGTACTAATAAAGCTCCATAAACTTTTATATTTAAATCTTTTAGAGCATTAAATATATCCTCTAAGGTGTAATTCAGGTCCTTAGGCGGTGATATGTAGAAATTCGCTTTATTTACTCCGAATATCCATTTGTCAATTGCACTTCCCGCGACACCCCATATTTTGCTATAACCGATATTTACCAGCGATTCATAAAATGGTGTAAAAATTTTTTTGAATGCACCATCTTGTACAAACCTTCCTTTCATATCAGGTGTTTCTCTTAATGTTTTAGTTAACACTGGTACATCTATTGCGGTATTTCTTTCGATGCCAAATACACCGTCTTTTTCCACAACTCTATCCGCAATATACTGCTGACCGTCAATCGTCACATTGCCATCGCTTGAGACTGGAATTGCATTTAATGTGTATGGAAGTGTGAGAAGCTGTTCACGGTAGGGTTCATACTGCAACGCCTTTGCTCCAACATAAACAGCCGGGTAAACGATATCGTTGTAGGTTTTATTTATTATAAAATTTTCGTTACGCACGCCAGTAATATACATGTCTTGCGTAGGTACAAAGTTTTCATTTCTTGCTACTAATGCTTTGCCATTAGGAGAACGGGCTATTAAAACGCAATCTTTGATACTGTACGTTACACCCTTTAATAGGACGCAGAAAACATTAGACAAATCGGCATTAGGTTCTACCATGTAACCACCTGCCATCCACACATTGCCTATAGAATCTGTAGCAGTTCCAGTTCTAGTAAAAGAATAATCCGCATTACGAGCATATGTCACACCACTGTTTGTGATAGATTCTCTACTTTTCTTCATATCAAGGATATTTTTCCCCGTCACTTTCACCGCGACACTTCCACTATCACCAACACTCTTAATCTCCTGCGGATAGCTAGGGCTTGGGGACGGCTTGCCACCAGTGTAAGGCTCGTAAGATTCATCTGTAATAGATGCTAATTGAATCATAGGATAGATTGTTTCATCTACTGCTAAACCTTCCTGTATTGCAATATAACAATAGATTTCATTGTGCCCTTCTGTGATCGTGAATGTTCCTTCGTTTTTTGCAGAAATTACACCATTGTTCACAGTTACATCGCACCTGCTTCTCCCTTTTGTAACTAGCTTATACGTTCCGCTTGCAAGTGTTAAACGTTTGCCGTCACGATTCGAATATAAATTGTAATAAGCTGTCCCTGTGGCAGTTCCACTAACATTAATACTTCCGTCTTTGTTATCTGTGAACGTTATGCCTAGAGACGTTTTAGTTGTTTCTATATACGGATATTTCAATAAATTCTTACCAGTAGTTGTAAATTGACTTGACCTCCCATATATTATCATATCCTGAATCTTGCCATTATCCGAATCTGCCAGATGCGTCTCCCCTTGATTACTGGCGTAAAATTTGGTGATTTTCTTATCTTTTAAGTCAGCTATATCTTCATTTAGCGAACTAATAGCTTGTGTGTTCTTTCCAATCTGCTCAACATTTGCCTGTATTTGCTCGGCTGATCCGATTTGCTCTTTTAATGACGCGTCTACGGTGTTCGCCTGTTCTACTGTGGTGTCTAATGCCGTCTTAACTTCTCCGGCGTTTCCGACTGATGTATCAAGCTCTGTCTTTGCATTCCCAGCCGACTGTACAGCCTTGTCCAGATTCCCTTTTGCATCCGTGGCATTGCTGATAGCACCGTCAAGCTCTGTCTTTTTTTTGGTTGCATCAGCTATGGACTGCTTGATACTGTTCTGAGACGCTTCCGTCTGGCTCTGAATCTTCTGCAACGACTCCACTGTCTTGCTTTCAATGCCTCTCAGTGCGCTTTCTTTTTCTATACCGATAGCTGAGATTGCACTATCTCTTGCCTTTTCTACGTCTTCTTTGCTTTTCCCGGCACTCTCGGCATATTCCTTTGCTTTATCCGCTGATTCCTTTGCTGACTTTTCAGCTGTTTCAGCACGCTCCGCAGATGCATTTACCGCATTAATAGCATCTTCAAAAATGCTTGGATCTATGCTTGGGTCTTCTGATGGGTCACCCTGTTTCGCTCTTGCCTTTACTGGAATAACAATCTCATGCACCGTTGTTCCAGAATTTTCATCAGTAACATACACAAATGCATAAATACTATAATCAGTACTCCGTTCTTCTTCAAATAACTTATTCGGAATTGCTACCGTAGTAACACCGTTGTTAGTGGATCCAACCCGCACGTCTGAATTTCCTGATTTTTCTGTAGTTGAAAATCCGACTTCAACAACCATCGGAAGGTCTGCATCTACAATCCGTAGTATCTGACCATAGTTCCATTGGTACAGTGTTTTATCCGCATAGTATTTATCTTCTTTCGCAGCAAGACTTACTGTAGTTATTTTTGTCTCCATTTTTACACTCCTTTTATTAAAAACATGTCCGATTTACTATAAAAAACAAAGATTTGCCCGATAAAGTTGCTGAATTAAATGGTAATAAGCCAAGCTTTTTCACCATGAATTGCTGTGATCCGGCAAGTTGGCTAGCAAGAAAACAGCCACAGAAATGTTTCCAAATTGGAGCAAGTATACTTTGTTTGTATTCCGATTTTATGTCATCGGATCGCATGCTTTGGTATCCACTGGATGTCCTGGCGTAGATAGGATTATGTGTGAGATCTACGGTATTATTTAGTCAGATCTGCAATCAATCATTGCATATAAGA